CACATTACAACGAACCTGATTTAAAACAGGACCTCACGGATGCATACCAACAATCAAGAGAAAACCTTCAAGGCCTTATTGACCAAGGCCAAGAAGCAATGCACGAAATACTTAATATTGCTAAAGCAGGACAACATCCCCGTGCTTTTGAAGTATATGGCACACTACTCAAAAATGTGGTAGATGCAAATAAAGAGTTGTTGGCAATACAAAAACAAATGCGTGAGATGGATGAAGATAAAAAGAAAAATGCTGGTACTAATATAGACAAAGCCATTTTTATTGGTTCTACCGCTGAGTTGAATAAACTCATTAAAGGTAAAGAGTAATGTCCATACAAAATAAAGATTCTTATCGTGACAATCCGTTATTAAAAAAAGTTGGTGTCGAACACGAATATACGGAAGAACAAGTACAAGAATACATAAAATGTTCTAAAGATCCAATACATTTTTGTAGAAAATATATTAAAATTGTTAACGTGGACCAAGGTCTAATCAATTTTGATATGTGGCCATTTCAAGAAGAAATGTTAAATTTATTTAAAGATAATCGTTTCGTCATCACCAAATGTCCTCGTCAAGTTGGTAAAACTACCACTACCGTGGGTTATCTTTTGTGGGCAACCATTTTTACCGATTCACAAAACGTAGCCGTTCTGGCAAACAAAGGTTCTCTGGCTCGTGATATTTTGTCCAAATATCAACTGGCATATGAAAATTTACCACAATGGCTCCAACAAGGCGTGGTGACATGGAACAAGGGTAACGTAGAACTAGAAAACGGGTCTAAGGTTATTGCGGCCTCCACCAGTTCCTCAGCGATCCGAGGTGGTTCGTTTAACATTGTATTCTTAGACGAATTCGCTTTCGTACCAAACAACATTGCCAATGAGTTCTTTAACTCCGTTTATCCGGTAATCTCATCTGGTAAGTCCTCAAAGATTATTATTGTTTCTACACCAAATGGTATGAATCTATTCTATAAACTATGGATGGATTCAATTGAAGGCCGAAACAACTATAAAAACTTTCAGATTCATTGGTCAATGGTGCCAGGTCGTGATGATGTTTGGAAAGAAGAAACAATTCGTAATACCTCAGAACGGCAATTCTCACAGGAGTTTGAAACCGAATTCTTAGGTTCGTCCAACACCCTTATTTCTGGTTACAAACTACAACAATTGAGATATATCAATCCAATTGCCGACCACGATAAGATGAAAATTTATGAAAATCCAATTAAAGAAGGTACTGAACACAACTCAGACCACTTGTATTGTATTTGTGTGGATGTGTCTGAAGGTAAAAATTTAGACTCCTCGGCATTTTCGGTAATAGATATATCAACAACACCATACAAACAGGTAGCCACCTACAATAGTTCTTCAATATCACCACTATTGTTTCCAACGGTAATATATAATGCAGCCAAACTGTACAATGATGCCTATGTATTGGTAGAGATTAATAACAATCCACAGGTGGCAGATATATTACACCAAGACCTTGAGTATGAAAACTTGTTAAAAGTGTTTACTGGTAACAAAAAACCACAACAATTATCGGCTGGTTTTGCCAGAGGTGTACAGATGGGACTTAAAATGTCACCACAGGTAAAACAAATTGGTTGTTCCAACTTAAAAACTTTGATTGAAGGTGATAAGTTATTAATTAATGACTTTGATACCTACTCAGAGTTAACCACTTTTGAACAATATAAGACCTCTTTTGCTGCAGCCGATGGTGCCAATGATGACAATGTGATGACTTTGGTTATTTTTGCTTGGGCTGCCACTCAAAAATACTTCAGAGAAATAGTTAACCATGATTTAAGAAAACAGATTCAATTGGAAAATATGAATCAGATTGATGAAGAGGTTCTACCTGAACCTATTATTGATGATGGTACAAAACCAGATTTTATGATTGAAGGTGGAGATTTATGGGAAGTTGCTAATGGAGGCGACACTTATGCAAATTATACCACCAAATGGTTCAAGGATCTATAAATCCTATGATTGATAAATATTGCTATGGTATCATAACTGCCAGATTAACATCATATTAAGGAGAATAAAATGGCGTTTCAAATCTCTCCAGGCGTAAATGTTTCCGAAATAGACTTAACTACAGTCGTTCCTTCGGTTCTAACTACGGCCGGTGCTTTTGTTGGACACTTTATGTGGGGCCCAGCAAAAGAAATTACTCTTGTCGATAATGAGGCAACTTTAAAACAAGTATTTGGTGCACCAACCGACACTACCGCTACAGATTTTTTTACTGCATCTAGTTTTTTATCTTACGGAAATAATTTAAGTGTTGTTCGAGCACTACAAAGTGGTGCAAATAACGCTACATCAAACACCGCTTGGCAAATTCCAAACGAAAACACATTTCAATTTACATATTTGAATATCAACAATGGTGATTTTTACGGATCATTTATTGGTCGTTATCCTGGATCTTTAGGTAATTCGTTAGATGTTCATGTTTGTGCCAACACATCTTTATTTACCAGCTGGACGTATAAATCATATTTTACAAGTGCTCCAGGAACTTCTGATTATGCCTCATCTGTTGGCGGTTCGAATGATGAAATGCATATTATTGTAGTTGATGCTGATGGTAAATTTACTGGAACTCAAGGAACAGTATTAGAAACTTATCCATTTGTATCAAAAGCGGTTGATGCTTCGATTAATGGATCCAGCAACTATTATAAAAATGTAATTTTTAACAACTCACGTTATATTTACGCTATTGATCCACCAAGTTATAGTTCAACATTTACAACTTGGGGTACAACAGCTGCAAATACAACTTTTGCAAATCTAACAACAAATCAACAAATTTCTTTAAGTGGTGGTAGTGATGCCGTTCCAACAAACGGAGATTTACAACTTGGATATGATTTGTTTGCAAATAAAGAAGACACCAATATTTCTTTAGTTATAACAGGAGAAGCAAACACATTAGTTCAACAATACGTAATCGATAATGTTGTCAACTCTCGTAAAGATTGTATTGCTTTTATTTCACCGCCAACTTCAGCTGTTGATACTGTTAGTACCAATCAAGTTAGTGGAATTATAACTTGGTTAACATCCTTAGACCGTTCCAGTTCTTATGTTGTTGCTGATAGTGGTTACAAATACATGTATGACAAGTATAATAACAAGTATCGTTACGTTCCATTGAATGGTGATGTGGCTGGTCTTTGTGTTAATACTGATACTGTTCGTGATCCTTGGTATTCTCCAGCAGGTTTAAATCGTGGTCAAGTTAAAAATGCAATAAAACTAGCATGGAATCCAAATAAAACTCAAAGAGATACTATTTATTCAGTTGGTGTAAATCCTGTTGTTTCGTTCCCAGGACAAGGTATTATTTTATTTGGTGACAAAACACTACAATCTAAACCATCTGCATTTGACCGTATTAATGTTCGTAGATTGTTTATTGTTTTAGAAAAAGCAATTGCAGAAGCAGCCAAGTATTCATTGTTTGAATTTAATGACGAATTTACTCGTTCACAATTTGTTTCATTGGTAACTCCATTTTTACGAGATGTACAAGGTCGCCGTGGTATTACGGATTTTAAAGTTGTTTGTGACACCACAAATAATACACCACAAGTAATTGATTCAAATCAATTTGTTGGTGATATTTACATCAAACCTGCTCGTTCAGTCAATTTCATCCAATTGAATTTTATTGCCGTTGGAACTGGTGTTGACTTCACAACAGTTGTTGGTGCTGTCTAATAAATACTAAGAATAATAGGAGAAATTAAATGGCATTCAATGTAGCAGAATTTAGAGCAAATATGATTGGTGACGGTGCTCGTCCTAATCTATTTAAGGTCTCTCTGACATTCCCAACAATAGTATCAAATGCTCTTGTTGTTGGACAAAAAACAACATTTATGGCAAAAACAGCACAGTTACCAGGTTCAACAGTTAACAGCTTTCCGTTGTATTATTTTGGACGTGAATTAAAGTTTGCTGGTAATAGAACATTTACCGATTGGACATTACAAATTATTAATGATGAAGATTTTTTAATCCGCAATGCATTAGAGTCGTGGATGAATTCAATTAATAGTCATGTGTCAAACGTAAGAAATGCAGGTGCTGTAAATCCTGCAAACTATTCAGTTGATGCTGAAGTTACTCAATACGGTAAAGCCGGACAAGAGCTAAAGAAATATAAATTTGTTGGTTTGTTCCCTGTAGATGTGGCTCCAATTGATTTAGATTGGGGTTCAAATGATTCTATTGAAGAATATGCAGCAACATTTGCATTTCAATATTGGGAATCAAATACTACTTCTTAATATGTTTTTTATATGGGGTAATTTACCCCATTTATGTTTAATTGAATTGGAAAAGTAAATAATATGGCAGCTAATAAATTCTCTCTTTTTGGTTTCACAATCGCACGGGATAAAGCCGAGAGCGATCAATCGGCGCAACAATCTTTTACGTCACCGGCTAATGAAGATGGTGCATTAACTATACAATCGGCCGCTTACTATGGAACTTATGTTGATCTGGATGGTACAGCAAAAAATGAAGTAGAATTAATTTCTCGTTACAGAGAAATGGCTATGCAACCAGAAATAGAATCGGCTATTGATGATATTGTGAACGAAGCTATTGTAAAAGATGATGACGGTCAAGTTACCAATATTGTTTTGGATAATTTAAACCAGCCAGAAAAAATTAAAAAGGCCATCAAAGAAGAATTTCAAAATATTTTAAGAATATTAAATTATAATAATATGGCTTCAGATATTTTCCGCCGGTATTATATTGATGGTAGATTATTTTATAACGTAATTATTGATAAAGAAAATCCAGTTGCTGGTATCAAAGAATTACGATACATTGACCCACGCAAATTGAGAAAAGTTCGTGAATTAAAAAAACAAAAAGATGATAAAACTGGTGCAGAAGTTGTAAATGTGGCTAATGAGTATTATATTTACAACGACAAAGTGGTTACCGGTAGTTCTACTAATTATGGCCCTGTTGGTGTACGAATTACAACTGATTCTATTATCTCTGTTGTTTCTGGTTTAATGGATTCTCGCCGTGCTGTGGTGTTATCTTATCTACACAAGGCAATTAAACCACTCAATCAGTTAAGAATGATTGAAGATGCGACAGTTATCTATCGTATCTCACGAGCACCAGAACGCCGTATATTTTATATTGACGTAGGCAATTTACCTAAGTTAAAAGCGGAACAATATCTCCGTGATATTATGGTCAAGTATAAAAACAAACTTGTGTATGATGCCAACACAGGTGAAGTTCGTGATGACCGTAAGTTCTTATCAATGATGGAAGATTTTTGGTTGCCACGCCGTGAAGGTGGTAAAGGCACAGAGATTACTACATTGCCGGGTGGTCAAAACTTAGGTGAGTTAGAAGATGTAAAATATTTTCAAAAGAAATTATATAATTCTTTAAGTGTACCTATTTCTCGTTTAGAATCTAATCAAGGTTTTTCGATTGGTCGAGTTGCAGAAGTTACACGAGATGAATTAAAGTTTGCTAAATTTGTTGATAGAGTTCGTAATAAATTTTCAGATATTTTTGACCAAGCTTTACGTGTACAATGTGTATTAAAAGGTATTTGTACCAATGAAGAATGGTCTTTGTTTAAAGAAAACATTCATTATGATTTTATTAAAGATAATAACTTTAGTGAATTAAAAGAAGCAGAGTTAATGACCAACAGATTACAGTTGTTGGGTTCTGTTGATCCTTATACTGGTCGGTATTTTTCTCAGGCATGGATACAACGAAATGTATTACGTTTAAATGATGATGATATTAAGCGCATGCAAGAAGAAATTGAGAAAGAGAAAGAAGCTGGTCTTGGATTGCCTGTTGGTGTTATGAATGACGTAGCACAACAAACCATGATGTCACAAGTACCTGCTCAACCACAAAATCCGGATGACCAAGAACATCAAATGGATATGCAACAACAAGCATCAGACCAAGCATTACAACAAGCAAAAGCGGCTTCTAAAGTTAAAGAGTCTACCGGAACATTTGGTAAATTAAAACAAATACTATAAATATTTTGAATGGAGAAAATAATGGAAAATACAAGAGCAATTATTGATTACGCTTTTGATGACAATGCAAAAGATATGCGTGATGTACTTTATAGTGATATACAAAATAGAGTAATGGCACATTTGGATGCTCAAAAGCAACAAATTGCACAAAACATATTAAAGCCGGCAGAAGATCCTTTGGCCACGGCACAAGATATGGCGGTTGAACCTTCAGAGGAACAACCAGAAGAACAGGAAATAGAGAGTGAAAACACTTAAAGAATTTTATACCCTCTGTGAAAAAAAGAATAAGGCCGAACAAGATCCGCCAAATATTTTAATAATGAAACGACAATCCATTAGGTTGTTTCCTAATGGTCAAAAGGTTGCATTATATTATGTGGATAAAATTAATAAATATGTAACCATACCATATGAAGCGATGACATGGTCCGCTTCTATACCAGAAGAATTTAAACAGGAATAAAAAATGGCAAACTCATTTACATATCAAGTAATTAAAGATACAACCGAACACGTTGTTGTTAAGCTTACAGCTTCTTTTGATGGTTCCGGACAAGAATCAAATGCTTCTCGCATACAAGCGAATTCATTATATGGTGCATTAAATGCAAACGGTGTACCTGGATTGTTAAGTTCTGGTGGTTCATCATTACCGTATTACGGATTAGCACTAAATCGTTTGTGGTATGACTGTGGATCAGAGGGTGATGTTCAATTGTATTGGAAAGCAAACACCAACATACCATTAATAATTATGAATGGTAACGGAGAATACGATGGTATGGGAAATTGGACAACAATACCAAACAATGCAAGAGGTACAGCAGGGTGCAACGGGGATATTGGTATTATAACTCGTGGTATGGTTGCCAATGATAGTTATACAATGGTTATAGAGTTGCGTAAAGAGAATGAATATTACCAGCGTGGTCAGTTTAATGATCCTGCTGCATTCAATTATGGCAACTATTCTATAGATCCATAATGAAAGATTTTGTTACCAAATTATTATCTGGTAATTTAATAGAGGCGAAAGAATTATTAGATAACCGTATTGAAGAATTGATTAATGAAAAATTTAACCAAATTCAGGAACGCTTGGCTAATGAAATAGCCGAAGGTAATATACAAAAAATAGGAAGAACAAGCCTTGTTCGTGTACGATTTCGTAAAGGAAAGATACAACGAAGGGTTAAGAAGTCAGCGGTATCAGGTTATACAATTCGTGGTGGTCGTTTAATAAGAATGTCACCACAAGAGCGTAGGCGCAGATCAATGGCGGCCAGGCGTTCTAAGTTTAAACGAAAAAGTAAATTAAGGCAGTCGTTAAGAAAACGGCAAATATCTTTAAGAAAACGAAAGGCAATGGGACTATAATGAAGTTAATTACAGAAGTCACCGAAACATTACAATATCTTGCTGAAGATAAAGACGGCAAGAAAACTTTGTTTATCGAGGGTCCATTTCTTCAAGCCGAAGTGGTAAACCGAAATGGCCGTAAATATCTCAAAGAGACCATGGCCAAAGAAGTACAAAGATATACAGAACAATATATTAATAAAAACCGTGCCTTTGGTGAGCTGGGTCATCCAGACACTCCATCCATTAATCTCGACAGAGTTTCACACATGGTTGTGGGTCTCCGTCAAGAAGGTAATGATTGGATAGGCAAAGCAAAGATTCTTGACACCCCTATGGGTAACATTGTTAAGAGCCTGATCGAAGGAGGAGCTCAAATTGGAGTATCTTCTCGTGGTATGGGTTCTCTTAAAAATGTTAATGGTGTTAACATAGTTCAAGATGATTTTCATCTAGCCACAGCGGCGGATATTGTAGCAGACCCTTCTGCTCCAAATGCTTTCGTACATGGTATTATGGAAGGCAAAGAGTGGGTGTTAGTCAACGGTGTATGGACCGAACAACAATTCTCTGAAGCAAAGCAGGCCATTAAAAAAGCCTCTCAAAGAGAAATTGAAGAAGTGAGTCTACGCATTTGGGAATCACTCGTAAAAAAACTTTAAATATAAATATCCAATATAAATCAAGGAGATTTTCAAAATGGGAAAATTTAATCTGTCCGAAGCCGCTAAAGAGATTCTTGCTGGTACAGTATCAAGCAAAAAATCTGGCCAAGATAAACCACAAAAACTAGCTGGTGATGTAGCTTATGGTACCAAAGAAGTTGGTGACATAGGTACACAAGTTACCAAAACAACGGATTCTGGTCCAGATGCATACAAAGGAGCGCCTACAGCAACTCCTCCTGGTGCAACACCTCCTGTAGGTTCTGAGCCAGCCAAAAAACTCAAAGGTCAACCTGCTGAGCAAGGTTCTGTTGAGCATCCAGAAGGCAAAACTGGCAAAAATCAAATGCCTTTAAATAAAGGTTCTGTTGGTGTTCAGCAATACGAAGAAACTGAAGATGATGACGAAGTTATCGCTGAAGCAGAAAAAGAAGGCCACGAAGATGAGAAAGAAGATAAAGCCATGATTAAAAAAATGATCAAAAAAGAAAAAATGAAGGAAGATATTGATGCTTTAATTTCTGGCGAAAATCTTTCTGAAGAATTTATTGCTAAGGCAACAACAATTTTTGAAGCAGCAGTTATTGCTCGTGCTGAAGAAGTTATTGCTGAAGCAGAAGAAGCTTTAACAGAACAATTCGAAGCCGCCATTGAAGAAATTAAAGAAGAAATGGCCACCAAAGTTGATGATTACCTCAATTACATGGTTGAAGAATGGGTTAAAGATAATGAAATTGCCATCGAAAAAGGTCTCCGTGCCGAAATCGTTGAAGATTTTATTTCCGGTTTAAAAGATTTGTTTGAAGATCATTACATTGACATTCCAGAAGAAAAAGTGGATGTTGTTGAAGAGCTTACTGCTAAGGTTGAAGAACTTGAAGAAGCTTACAATGAGCAAATCAAATCTGCTATTGAGTTGAAAAAAGAACTCAATGAGCACAAAAAGTTTGAGGCTATTTACGCAGCGTGTGAAGGCCTAACGCAGACCCAAGTAGAGAAAATGAAATCACTCGCAGAGAGTATTGAGTTTACTACTGAGGATGAATTTACAGAAAAAATGGAAACATTGAAAGAATCTTATTTCAAAAATCCAGTAGTTTCTGCTGATAGTTCTGCTTTGGATGATGAAGTCCAAATTGAAGAAGAAAAGAAGGTTGCAAAATCTTCCGATCCTTTAATGGAAGTTTACTCGAAAGCAATTTCACAAACTGTAAACAAATAACAACTAATATACAAAAAAAGGAAAACAAAAAATGTATATGACTGAAGAACTACAAAAGAAATGGAATCCTGTTTTGGAACATCCAGAACTTGAAGCCATTAAAGACCCATACAAGCGTGCTGTTACAGCTCTTGTTTTGGAAAACCAACAACAAGCTATGTCACAAGATGCTCAAGTATTGAATGAAACAGCATACGGTACAGGTGGTCCTACCAACGTTACCGGTTCTGGTATCAGCAATTTTGATCCTATTTTGATTAGCTTGGTTCGCCGTTCTTTGCCAAATCTTATCGCTTATGACGTTGCTGGTGTTCAACCAATGACAGGTCCTACAGGTTTGATTTTTGCAATGCGTGCTCGTTATACAAACCAAACTGGTACTGAGGCATTCTTCAACGAAGCCAACACAGTATTCACTGGTGCTTCATCTGGTGCTAATCCCTACGGTTTCCGTGGCACAACAACACCTGATAATGATATCGCAACAAACCCTGTAGCAAGCTTTACAGCTAATGCCTTCACAACTGGTATTGGCATGTCTACATCGACAGCTGAAAATCTTGGCGCTGACTCTGACAGCGTATTTGGCCAAATGGCATTTAGCATTGAGAAAGTTACTGTAACTGCTCAAAGCCGTGCTTTGAAAGCCGAGTACTCTTTAGAACTCGCACAAGACTTGAAAGCAATCCATGGTCTTGATGCTGAAACAGAATTGTCAAACATTCTGTCCACAGAAATTCTTGCTGAGATCAACCGTGAAGTTATTCGTACCATTTATTTGTCCGCTGTAACAGGTGCACAATACGGTACAACAACTGCTGGTACATTTGACTTAGATACAGACTCCAACGGTCGTTGGTCTGTTGAGCGTTTCAAAGGCTTGATTTTCCAAATCGAGCGTGATGCAAACGTTATTGCTAAGCAGACTCGTAGAGGCAAAGGTAATGTGTTGATCGTTTCTTCTGACGTTGCTTCCGCTATGGCAATGGCTGGTGTATTACAATATACTCCTGCTTTGTCTGCTGATTTGCAAGTAGATGACACAGGCAATACATTTGCTGGTCTGCTTCATGGTCGTATCAAAGTATACATTGACCCATATTTTGGCGGTTACACAAGCAACCAAGAATTGGTTACAATTGGTTACAAAGGTACATCACCTTATGACGCAGGTTTGTTCTATTGCCCATACGTTCCTCTCCAAATGGTTCGTGCAGTTGACCAGTTTACATTCCAACCTAAGATTGGTTTCAAAACTCGTTACGGCATGGTAGCTAACCCATTTGCTAAAGGCGCTTTGGCAAATGGTGCTGGCACAAACCAGATTACACCAAGAACAAACGTATACTATCGTATATTCAAGGTAGCTAATTTGATGTAATAGTCGCCGCAAGGCACTTTAAAAAGTCACCAATAAGAGTGACCTTTAGAGAGACCTCCTACACGGAGGTCTCTTTTTTTATGACCTAAATAAACGTATGAACGTACTAACTAGAACCCCCCAAAACACCAATCTATTACAACCATCAAAGTATCTCATAACTTTTGATCGGATAGGTTCGACACAATACTTCTGCCAGTCAGTAAATTTACCAGGGGTGAGTGTAGGACAGGCCCCAATCAATTTTCCATCGTTAGATGTATACGCACCTGGTAATAAGATTGCCTACAACAATTTTAATATTGAATTTATTGTTGATGAAGAATTAAAAACATGGCAACAAATGTATAATTGGTTTCTTTCTTTTGCTTCTCCTGAAGGTACAGATGATAGAAATTTAAAAACTGAGATACAAAACAATTATAAAAGGCAACAGAAGAAAGAATATTCTGATGCTACATTAACCATACTCTCCTCTTTAAACAACCCTATTTTACGTGTAGAGTTTATCAATATGTTTCCTGTTTCTCTATCAGACGTTATATTTGATACAAAATTATCTGCGGATGATATAGTAACCGCTGATGTTACTTTTGTGTATGAAAGTTTTAAATTTGTACCAATTACGGCTTGACACGATAACATAGTTTGTGTTATGATGTAGAATTGTTGTTATATCATTGAATATATTATGGAAAATCTAGAACAAATATTAAAGTTGTGGGAAAAAGATACAGAAATTGACCAAACGGAACCTGGTAAAGAACTGTTAAAGATTCCAAAACTACACAATCAATATCTCTCCATACTTACCAAACACAAGATTGCCTCTAAGAAGGCACATTTTGACTATCTCCGTATGCGTAAAATAAAGATTGATTACTACTCTGGTCGTATGGACCAAGAAGAATTGGATGCGCATGGATGGTCACCCTTTGCGTTTGTTTTAAAATCTGATATCAATGCTTACTTAGAGGGTGACATGGATTTAATTAAAATGTTAGAGAAGAAAGTATACCACGAAGAATGTGTATCGGTCATCGAATCTATTATGAATGAATTGAAACAAAGAACTTGGCAACTAAGAGATTTCATCTCTTGGGAAAAATTCATAGGTGGTCAATAATGTCCTTTTTAGTTGCAAACATACCTCCCATTAAATGTTTTGTCCGTAAAGAGTTTCTTTATAACCATGAAAAAGGTCATGGTGAATTAGAACCTTGTGTATGGATTACTGCCAAGGCCATCAAAGGTCAGGCATTTCGTATTGAATGTATGTTAACCGATTATGGTGCATTGTTTGATAAACTACCAATCTCTGCATATGTTTGGAAACCTGTAGAAGAATATCTGCCGTTAGACAATCTACAAATATGGGATTGTCTATCATATGATATGGCAGTAATTGAAAAATCAAATCTACGAGGCCTCAAAGTAAAATACTTTGGTAAAGACCGAGCATTTTATTTTGGTAAATACCTTTTTACAATTGATTTTGCGGCACCAGATTTTAATCGTATTGACACCAGTTTTTCAGAAGGTGTGCAAGAACATAAGTCATATAACTTTATTCAACTAGACAATGGCCAGTTCGCCTGTCAACCAAACAATCGTTGCCTGTGGTATGATGTGTCAATGGTACCACCTGTAGTTAAAACACCTGATTTTAAAATACCAACAGAAGTGTATTCAGTAGAAAATATATCCAAGTGGAGTGTTGGTACACCTGATTCATGGTTCTATAAGTTTGATGAAAAAGAATGAGTGATATAACCATAATAAAAAAAGATGAGGTATATGCCAAGGTAACTTGTGAGAAACACATTACAAAAGAGTTATCTGAATACTTTACTTTTTTTGTTCCAGGTTATCAATTTGTTCCAGCTTATCGTAATAGAATTTGGGATGGAAAAATTCGTATGTTTAATTTACAAACGAATCAAATCTATCTTGGTTTATTGCCATATATTGAATCATTTTGTAATGAAAGAAGTTACACATTTGATTATGGTGATCCAAGGCCTGATATCGAAGATGAATACTCGGTATATCATGCGAAGAAATTCATAGGAGATTTGAATATCCACGCTCGAGGTGAACCAATTGAAATACGAGAACACCAATTAGATGCTTATATTCATGCCATGCAAAAACGCCGAGCGTTGTTGGTTTCTCCAACGGCATCTGGCAAATCTCTTATCATCTATCTAATCTTCCGTCAATTACACCAATATCAAAATCTCAAAGGTCTTATTATTGTTCCTACCACATCTTTGGTTGAACAATTATACTCCGACTTTGGTGATTATAACAATGGTGAAATGACCGAGGTGCATCGTATTTACCAAGGTAAAGAAAAAGACACCGACAAACCACTTACCATTTCTACATGGCAATCTTTGTATAAACTTCCAAAAGAATACTTTCATCAGTTTGATTATATCATTGGTGATGAGGCACATCTGTTTAAAGCACAATCATTAACAACTATATTGACATCTTGTGTTAATGCCAAATATCGTATTGGACTTACAGGAACTTTAGATGGTACCAAAACACACAAACTGGTATTAGAGGGTTTATTTGGTACGGTCAAAAAAGTTATTAGTACAAAAGAATTAATTGATAAACAACAACTCTCAAATTTTGAAATTAAATGTTTAGTTTTAAAACATACCGATGATGAATGCTTAAAGGCAAAAGATAAAACATACCAAGAAGAAATTGAATATCTCATTTCACATGAATCAAGAAATAAATTTATTAAGAATCTTGCAGTTAGCTTAGGCAAAAATACTCTTATACTTTTTCAAATGGTTGACAAACATGGTCGTATCCTGTATGATATGATAAAGAACACCAAAAACATTAGTAATAGAAAAGTGTTCTTCATTTATGGTGGTACTGAAACTACTGACCGTGAGGAAATACGAAAAATTATGGAGATAGAAAACGATGCTATTATTGTGGCTTCTTTTGGGACTTTTAGCACTGGTATTAATATTAGGAATTTGCATAACATTATATTTGCGATGCCAACAAAATCGAGTATACGCACTTTGCAAAGCATTGGACGAGGCTTACGACAGAGTGATGGCAAAGAAATAGCCACATTATACGACATAGCAGATGACCTTAGATATAAAAAACATATGAATTATACATTGAAACATTTTTTGGAAAGAACTAAGATATATAATGAGGAGAAGTTCCCATTCAAAATATACAAAATAGGACTAAAAAAATGAACAATATAAAAATAGTCAGGTTAAAGAATGGTGAAGATATTGTTGGGCAATTAACTGCCAACGGCATGAATGCATATGACATTAGTGAACCAATGTGTGTTGATTTAGAATTTCAAGGTCGAGAACTTGGCCTTGTGATGAAACATTGGTTGCCTATTCAATTAATTAAAAAAAACGAAACTGTGTTGGAAAAACAAGATATACTTTGTGTAATTGATCCTGCTGATGATTTTTGTGAGTATTATGTGAACACAATAAAGAAAATACAAGATTTACTAAAAGCTAAAAAAATGGTTCAAGAGATGAGTGATGAAGAAATAGATGAAGCTTTAGAACATTTTCAAGATTTAAACCATGACGGTAATCTATTACATTAGACCTTTAATACTTTTAACCAAGGACATACTCGACTATACACATCTGTCAAGCGGATGTCAATAACATTATGTGGCAAATATGACAACTAAACAAAAACATTATATAAACAATGCAGATTTTTTAAAAGCACTAGTAGATTACAAAGAGGCCTGTAAACAGGCCAAGAAGGAAAAGAAACCTAAACCTGCCATACCAAACTATATTGGTGAGTGCTTTATGAAAATAGCAGAAGGACTATCCCATAAACCTAATTTTATTAACTATACTTACCGTGATGAAATGATGTCAGATGGTATAGAAAATTGTTTACAGTATTTTGACAACTTTGATCCAGCTAAATCAAAGAACCCCTTTGCCTACTTTACACAAATTATCTATTTTGCCTTTTTACGAAGAATAGGTAAAGAAAAGAAACAAACGTATGTAAAGTATAAAGCTACAGAACAAATGGGTATTTTAGATGAAATGGAAATGATGGAGTTTGAAGATGGTACAACCAAACAGTTCGAACTATATGATAACATAGCCGAATTTATAGAAACTTATGAAAAAACAAAGAAAGCCAAAAAACAAGTGGTAAAGAAATCAAAAGGTATTGAAAAATTTTTAGGAGAGTAGTATAATGTACAAAGTTACATATTATCCAGCTTTGGATAAAAAAGATGTTTTACTGTTTAAATGGTAGAATTTGATAAATTTGAAGAAGTGGCTGTATTTGGTATTAAACAACCCATAGATTCTATATTGGAAATTAAATATTATGACAACATTGACCACAGAAAACCAAACCGAAACTAAAAAGATTATTGTTGTATCTGGTGGATTTGATCCACTACATTCTGGCCATATTGCTTATTTGAATGAAGCCAAAAGCCTTGGCGACATTCTTGTTGTTGGTATTAATAGTGATGAGTGGTTGATTCGTAAAAAAGGCAAAGCCTTTATGAATTGGCACGACCGGTCTAAAATAATAAAAGCACTTAAATCTGTTGACTATGTTGTTAATTTTGACGACACAGATGATAGTGCAATTAGACTATTGAATACAGTAAAGAAAACATGGCGTGATAACAATACTATATTCATATTTGCAAATGGCGGTGATAGAACTAAAGACAACATACCAGAAATGTCTGTTGATGGTGTTGAATTTGTTTTTGGTGTTGGTGGTCAAATCAAGCTAAATTCTTCTTCAAATTTATTGAACGAATGGAAATCTCCTAAAACAAAAAGACCTTGGGGATTCTATCGTGTATTATATGAAACACCAAATACAAAAGTTAAGGAATTAATTGTGGATCCTGGTCAATCTTTAACAATGCAAAAGCATCAATATAGAAATGAACATTGGCATATTGTTGAAGGTGAAGCAACCGTCATCGAACAAAGACCTAGTTCAAAATCAAAAAATACATACTATAAACATAATACTGTACATGTACCAATTGGTGTGTGGCACCAATTACAAAACAATTCAAATGAACCTTTAAAAATTGTAGAGATTCAGTATGGTGAAAAATGTGAGGAAGAAGATATTGAAAGAAAATAAGTATAAAATTATTAATATTAATTTAACATCAATTGATAGCGGCGCTCCCATATCTGATGTTCCTTGTGGAAGCTGTACAAGATGTTGTGAAATATTAACACCATTTTTAACTCCTGAAGAAGTATCGTCAGGCCGTTATCCTCTAAGTCTTATACAACCAGATAAAAACATGATTTTGGAAAATCCTAATGTTGGACCACTTGCGGCAATGTTTAAAAAATCTCCTACTGGAGGATGTTCAATGTTTATTGATGGCCAGTGTTCAATCTATGACCATCGACCAAGATCGTGTAGACAATTTGATTGCCGAAGTGCTGGTCATCCAGAAACTAATAAAGTGGCAAAAGAAAAATTTGGTATAGAAAGTATTATATAAATGAAAACAGCAATTATAACCGATCAACATTTTGGTGCTCGTAATGATTCAATTCATTTTTTAGATTATTATGAGAAATTTTATCGTGATACTTTTTTCCCAACTCTCGAAAAACATGGCATTGATACTGTTCTTATTTTGGGTGATACATTTGACCGTAGAAAGTATGTAAACTTCTTTACACTTAAACGCACAAGAGAGATGTTTTTTGATAAATTATATGCCAAAGGTATTCAAGTACATATGTTGGCTGGCAACCATGATACCTATTTTAAAAATACCAACGATGTAAATTCGGTTGATTTGTTATTACAAGAGTATAGTAACATCAATGTAATATCAAGTCCAAAAACAATTTGGTTGAATAATGAAAAATATCCAATCTGTATGATTCCTTGGATTTGTCCTCAAAACCATAATGATGCCATTTCTGAGATGTCTAATACAGATGCACAAATCTGTATGGGCCATTTTGAAATTGCCGGTTTTGCCATGTATCGTGGCATGCCAAGCCAGGAAGGATTAAGTCGTGAGTTATTTAGAAAGTTCGATTTTACTTTTAGTGGTCACTATCATCATAGGAGTTCAGCTGACGGTATTCACTATCTTGGAAACCCGTATGAACTTACTTGGCAAGATTATAATGATCCTAGAGGCTTTCATCTTTTTGACCTTAGCAATCGGAGTCTTGATTTTGTAAAGAATCCAAATGTCATGTTCCACAAAATCACTTATGATGATAAAGTGGAATCAATTACCGAGATTACCAATAAAGATTTAAGCAAATACACCAATACCTATGTTAAAGTGGTGGTAATCAATAAAACAAACCCCTATCTGTTTGACAAAATGATGAATAACTTGTATAATGTAAATCCTGTTGATATTACTATTGCCGAGGACTTTACAGACTTGACAGAAGGTGTAGAAGATGATATGATAAATCAAGCAGAAGATACCATCACAATTATTAATAAGTTTGTAGATGGTATTCAAGAAGAACATATTGATAATGAAAAGCTGAAAACAGTAATGCGTGAATTATATGTTGAGGCATTGAACCAAGAACAGGCATGATTAAATTTGAAAAAGTCCGTTGGAAGAATTTTCTTTCAACAGGATTAAACTTTACTGAAATCAATCTAACCAAATCACCAAATACACTTATCATTGGTAATAATGGTGCAGGCAAATCTACAATACTAGACGCCTTGTGTTTTGGTCTCTTTGGTAAACCATTTCGTAAAATCAATAAACCACAATTACTTAACTCCATCAATCAACAAGATTGTATAGTTGAGATTGAATTTTCTATTGGTAAAAAACAATACAAAGTAATTCGTGGTATTAAACCAAATACATTTGAGGTATATTGTAATGGCATACTGGTTGACCAAGATGCTAAAGCCAAAGATTATCAAGAACACTTAGAAAAATTTATTCTCAAATTAAATTATAAATCGTTTACTCAAGTGGTGATTCTTGGTTCGGCTTCATTTGTTCCATTTATGCAATTATCTCCAGCAGATAGACGAGCAATCATTGAGGACTTACTGGACATTCAAATCTTTTCATCTATGAATGGTGTAGTCAAAGAGAAGATGGCTGTCATTAAAGATACTTCTACCAAAAACAAATATGAAATGGATTTAACATCTGAAAAGATTAACTTTCAAAAACAAAGTATTGAAGAACACCGTAAACATAATAATGCTGAGATTGAAAAAAAACAAAAAGATATTGCCGACTCAGAAGAACAGGTTAAAAAATTAACCAAAGACATTGAATTGATCCAAAAACATATTGATGTATTAAACAGTAAGATTTCGGATCAAATGGCCATGCAAAAAAAGAGTGGCAAACTGGTTCATCTAGAATCTAAATTAGAATCTCGTTTGAAGAAGATTGAAAAAGAGGTAGGATTCTATCACGATAATAGTGATTGTCCTACTTGCAAACAAGGCATCAACCAAGAGTTTAGAGAACAACAAATTACCACATTAAACGGAACTAAGGTTGAAGTTAATGATGCATTAACGGACATTGCAAAACAAATTGTAGAAACAAGTGATAGAATTGATGCCATACAAAAGATACTACAACACATACAAGCACACAATAACGAAGTTGTAAAACATAATTCAACTATCACAGCCGTTAATAATTTTATTGGTAAGTTACAAAGTGAAATTAACGAGTTATCTAATCGTAAAGATAATCTAGAAGAAGAAAATGCCAAGTTAAAAGAACTTAAAACAGAACTGGCTACATTGGTTACCAAACAAGAGCAATTGGCATCAGAGAAACAATATTATGAATTTGCCGGCAACCTACTAAAAGATACTGGCATTAAGACTAAGATTATTCGTCAATACTTACCTATTATGAATAAATTGATTAATAAGTATTTGACGGCCATGGATTTCTTTGTGAACTTCAATATCAATGAATCGTTTGAAGAAACAATTAAATCAAGACACCGTGATGAGTTTAGTTATGCTAATTTCTCAGAAGGTGAGAAGATGCGTATTGACTTGGCACTATTGTTTACATGGCGACAGATAGCCAAGTTAAAGAATTCTACCAATACTAATCTGTTGATACTTGATGAAGTGTTTGATTCATCATTAGATGGTGTTGGCACAGAGGAGTTTTTGAAGTTGATTCATGAAATGGGTAACGACACAAATATATTTGTCATATCCCATAAGGGCGACCAGTTGTTTGATAAATTCAGGTCAATTATTAAATTTGAAAAGAAAAATAATTTTAGTCAGGTGGCAAAATGAGTGATATAATTACGTTTAATACCGAAGATGCGGTAAAAATTTCTGAACCAAAAAAACAAATTAACATTTTTAAATTGGTGCCAGAAACCGATTTAATTTTAACTGAAGTTATGCCAGAATTTGATTTTAATAATCCGCCGGTTAATCCTAGTTTGTTTGCTTCTACTTTGGTAGAAAGTTGTAAATATTATCGTGGTTATGGGTTGTCTGCCAACCAATGCGGATTTAAATATAGAGTTTTTGTAATGGGTACCAATGATGATTATGTGGCATTCTTTAATCCTGAAATTATTAATATATCAAAAGAAGAAAACCACATGATTGAAGGTTGCCTTTCTTTTCCATTATTAGGTTTAAGAATTACTCGTCCGGCAGAAATAGGAGTTCGTTACCAAGATTTTAATGGAGAATGGAAAGGTGCCACTTTTTCTGGCATATCTGCTCGTTGTTTTCAACATGAGCTTGACCACATGAATGGAATAGTGTATACTAGTAAAACTAAACCAATGGCATTGCAATCTGGTTTACAAAAAAGAAGTAAATTAATGAAAAAGATGAAAATGAAATAATGGCAACTCCTATTGAATATGTAGAAGAGCAATGGCAAACTTGGCAAGAAAAAAATCCTGCTGAAAAATTTGAACACATTGATGAAGATGTAATGAAGAAAGTCCTAATTGAGGACTTAACATATGCCTCTCAAATGGATGTACGTGAGTATACTTTATATCAAAAATGGTGTGAAGTAAAAGAACGATATCCACAACACGAAGTTTCCACTTTGTGGGGTCAAGAAATGCAAATGGTTGATCCTAGCCAAAGAGATATGATTAACGAAGTTAAAGCCAATTTCTGGACACCAAAAGATCCGGATGATTATGAAAAGTTACAACCAATTATGGTTCTTTCAAATGGACCTGAAGCAGAGAGATGGAATGCCATTCGTACCTTTTCTTCCACAATGAAGAACAATTCTAACATTGGTCGTAATCTATTTTACATTCTTACCGATAAAGTATCAGGCAAATATCTTGGTGTTATCTGTATCTCCTCAGACTTTCTGGACTTGACTCCGAGAGATAATGCAATCGGATGGTCGAGAGATGTTAAGACACAGCAACATATGATTAATCATACGGCAATTGGATCCACCATCGTTCCGTTACAACCACTTGGTTTTAATTACATGGGTGGCAAATTACTGGCATTGATGTGTTTATCTGATACAGTTCAGAAAGATTGGAAGCGACAGTATGGTGATGTTCTTGCTGGAGTTACCACAACATCATTGTATGGTAAAACAAAAGCCGGCGGATTATCACAGTATGATGGACTTGAACATTGGAATCCAATGGGGTTTTCATCAGGTTCAGTTGCCTTTGAACCATCAAGAGCAACCAAAAGAATTGTATTTGATTGGATTAAAGAAAATCATACTCGTAAATATTTTGAATGGTGGGAAGCCAAGAACACTCAAGGATTGCCACTTAAACGTGACCACAAGAATCGTTCATTAAACTTTGCTTATTCTAAGTTACAGATACCAAAAGAATTGATTCGTACTGAACATCAGAGAGGCATCTATTTTAGTCCTCTCTATAATAATACTAATGAATTTCTCCGTAAGGAGATTACAGAAGATGAACTGGTGAAATCATTTGATACCAGTGAAGAAGCTTTGAGTAATATTTGGAAAACCAAATATGCCAAAGGTCGTATTCGGCAACTACAAAAGAAAAACAAGGTTTCATATGAAACACTTTTCTATGACGATTTAATTGATTTATCTTGGGAAAAAACCAAGGCCAAGTATTTGCCACAAGTTGGCAGATAAACAAGTATACCATCATTATACTTGACACACACACATATATAATGTTATGATGTGAGAACTTGCAATAAGCAAGGTTATTTTATTAACTTACTATGGAGTTTTATATGAAGAAGCAATTATCAGCCAAACAAAAGATCCTCAATTTCTTGAGTAAATCTGAAGGTTACAACACCCTAACTGTAGCACAAGCTCGTGCTCGTTTTGGTATTCAAAACGTGTCTGCTCGTGTTGATGAGTTACGTCAAGAAGGTCACTGCATTTACACCAACACAGTTCGCCGTGGTGATGGCACAAAGGTTCGTGCCTATCGCATTGGTAAACCAACCAAAGCTATGGTTCGTGCAGCATTATCTGCTGGTTATAGTTTTAACTAAGCTATCGGTTATAGAGGAGTATCATTAACGAACTCCTCTTTTTTTATTTTCGGAGAACAAATGGAAATTTCAATTAAAAAAGAAGAATTACAAAAGAAAAGCCTGTTCGTGGCCACGCCAATGTATGGTGGTATGAATCATGGTCTATACATGAAAGCTTGTTTAGATTTGCAAGGTCTTTGTATGCAATATGGAGTGCAAGTGAAATTTTCATTTCTTTTCAATGAATCGTTAATTACTCGTGCAAGAAATTATTTGGTGGATGAATATATTCATCGTTCTGAATGTACTCATATGCTGTTTATTGATTCAGATATTCACTTTAATCCACAAGATGTAATTGCCTTATTGGCCATGGACAAAGATGTTTCTGGTGGTCCTTATCCTAAAAAAGCAATCAAATGGAAATCAGTCAAAACTGCTGTAGTAAAGAATCCAGATATTGATGCACAAACATTAGAAAAACTCACTGGTGATTATGTTTTTAATCCAGTAAAAGGCACAGCACAATTTAGCGTTACAGAACCATTAGAAGTGTTAGAAATTGGCACAGGTTTTATGATGATTAAACGTGATGTGTTTAAAAAAATGGAAGAAGCATATCCAATGATTCGTTACAAACCAGACCATGTTGGCCAAGCACACTTTGATGGTACACGATACATTCACGCTTTCTTTGATACAGTTATTGATACAAAAGACAGCATTGTTGGCGGTGGTTCTGATCGTTACTTGTCAGAAGATTATATGTTCTGCCAAATGTGGCGTAAGATTGGTGGTACAATTCATTTATGTCCTTGGATGAAAACCTCGCATATTGGCACATATCATTTTCAAGGAGATATGCCAGCTGTGGCTAATTTTGTTGGAGAAATGTAATGAGTGATATGAGTGGTCCTTTTGGTTATAAGATTGTTGATGAAGTAAGAGCTTCACAAAATGCAACCACTGGTGGCCGAAAATTTGATGGCGGTAAATTACAATATGGATTATTACCGCCAGCAGCACTAAAAGCAACGGTTGAAATACTTACGTTTGGTGCAGAGAAATATGAACCAGATAATTGGAAGTATGTACCAGATTCCAAGCGTAGGTATTTTGATGCAATGCAAAGGCATCTGTGGGCTTGGAAAGAAGGAGAAATTAATGATCCTGAATCTGGTAAACATCACTTGGCACACGCAATGTGCTGCTTGATGTTTCTGTATGAACATGATACAATATATTCGAAGCAGTAATTTTTATAATGGAGAAAACAATGAAGTTATCAAGTGAAACACTAACAGTATTACAAAACTTTGCCAAATTAAATTCTGGCATTCAATTCAAAGCTGGCAATAAAATCAAAACAATTTCTACCGGAAAAAATGTTTTGGCAGAAGCCACATTGAAAGATTCTTTTCCACAAGATTTTTGTGTGTATGATTTAAATAAGTTTTTGACGATTCATTCAATTGGCAAAGATACAGATATTGATTTTGATGATATTAATATTATCTTTAACTTTGGTCGTAATAAAACCAAGTATCGCAAAACAGAAAAAGAAAGCATTTTGATTCCACCTGATAAAGAATTGACACTACCTTCAGTTGATATCACTTTCGCTCTTACCAAAGATGATTTTGATTCTATTATTAAAATCACGAATGTGTTACAGTCGCCTAACCTAGTCGTGGAATCTGATGGTGGCGATATTAATTTGACAAGTTGTGATGTCAAAGATTCATCGGCCGATACCAATACAATTCAAGTTGCGGCTGGCAATGGCCAAAAATTTAAAATGGTTTTCTTAACTGAAAATTTAAAAATGATTCCTGGTTCCTACGATGTAGAAATTTCATCCAAAGGTCTTTCTTTATTTAAAAATAAGAATCAAGCTATTCAGTATTTTGTTGCAACTGAAGCCAAATATTCTAAATTTGGAGAGTAAGATGTTATTAAATTTTAGAGATGCACAAACAAAACAAACTATTGCCGTAAATCCTAATTTTGTTGTTGTGGTGTTTATTTCAAAAACTGAAGAAGGTGAATTTACTGTTATTAATACCACCACAGGTAATGTGGTGGTTGATATGAGCTTTATTGAAGTTGTTGGTATGCTTCAAGGTGAATTGCAATAATTGTAGTTGTTGTATATTATATTATGGGAGTTTTGAATGGAACATTTATTATGGGTCGAGAAGTATCGACCAAAAACAATTGAAGAATGTATTCTTCCGGATGCAATCAAGGAAACTTTTCAGGAGTACGTTAAGAGAAAAGAAATACCAAATCTTCTTTTATCTGGTACGGCAGGTGTTGGAAAAACAACAGTTGCTAAAGCATTGTGTAATGAGATTGGTTGCGATTACATTATCATCAATGGCTCTGATGAGTCTGGCATTGATGTCCTCCGTAACAAAATCAAAAATTATGCTTCTTCAATGTCGCTCGTGGGCGGCAGAAAAGTTGTCATCATTGATGAGGCTGATTATCTCAACCCTAATTCAACTCAACCTGCTTTACGGGGAGCCATTGAAGAATTTGCATCAAACTGCTCATTCATCTTCACCTGTAATTTCAAAAATCGTATTATCGATCCGATTCATTCTCGTTGCTCCGTTATCGATTTTAAAATCAACGGTTCTAAACCAAAACTGGCGTCACAATTTTTTAAGCGGGTTGAAAACATCCTTTTACAAGAAGGAATCAAATATTCAAAAGATGTCGTTGCGGCAGTCATTACAAAACATTTTCCAGACCATCGTAGAATTCTTAATGAATTGCAACGATACTCGGTATCTGGTACCATTGATTCTGGTATCCTCTCTAATGTTGCTGATATTCAACTCGAAGCTTTAATCAAAGCTCTCAAAGAAAAAGATTTCTCATCTGCTCGTAAATGGGTCACTAACAATTTAGATAATGATCCGATCAAAGTGTATCGAAAACTGTATGATTCTTTATACGAAGAATTAACTCCAGATTCAGTACCACAACTAGTTTTGATTCTCGCCAAGTATCAATATCAATCCGCCTTTGTGGCTGACCACGAAATCAATATGATAGCCTGTTTAACAGAAATCATGGTTGATTGTTCCTTTAAATAGGAGAAATTATGGACCGTTCACAGATGATGGATATTCTCGGCCGTATGGGTGAGAAATATGTTAGTAACTATTTGTCCAAAAAAGGTGTTGTTGTTGAGCAAGCACTCAATCATTTCGATAGTAAAAAAGATTTGATGGGTGATGGTAAAACAATTGAAGTAAAAACACAAGTGCCTTTTATCAAAGAAAAAGCAATCACAATCAAACCAAATCAATTACGCAAATGTCGTGGCGTAGATGAATTATATTTTGTCACGGTACCAGCAGCTCGCCATAATTATAAGTATGCTGGTTGGTTATTTAAAGTTGATCCAAAAACATTCAAAACAAGAAACTATTACACCAAAGATGGTCGTGATATGGTTTTGATTGACATCGAACAAGAATCAGTTACTCCTATTCAAAAAGTTGATGATGACACATTGACAGAAATGATGAAGTATACGGTATCGGAGTATTAAGATGCCAGATTTATTTAAAGAAATTATACCATCTATACTGGAGAAGAAAAAAAACGTATTTCGTGATGAGTTGGATTATAAAGATTATAACTCATATATCATCAACCGAGCCTTGTCCTATCACATGGACTGTGTTTTATATGTCAACGAACTCAACAAACACCCAAGTTTAGAAAAAGACCTTCAATATCAATATCTTCTAAATACCATCAGACCAATGAAACGGAAATTCCAACCGTGGCAGAAATCAGAGGTCGACAAGAATATAGAATGTATAAAGATATATTTTGGTTATTCCAATGAGAAAGCCAAAGAGGCTTTACGACTTCTTACTGATGAACAGATCGCTGAAATAAAAAGAAAAACAGACAAAGGCGGAATATGATTAACATTACTGATTTAGTTGAAGTGACTTTGAATCAACAAGATGATTTCCTAAAAGTCAGAGAAACACTCACCCGTATTGGAGTCGCTTCCAAAAAAGAAAAAATACTATATCAATCTTGCCACATTTTACACAAGCAAGGTAGATATTACATTGTGCATTTTAAAGAATTGTTTGCTTTAGATGGCAAACCAACCGATATTAGTGAGAATGACCTTTCCCGTAGAAACGCAATTGCTAATTTATTGGAAGATTGGGGTCTAACAACTTTGGTAGATAAAAAATCCACACAAACACCAGAACCAATATTTCTATCACAAATCAAGATCCTTTCACACAAAGAAAAGAGTGAATGGCAATTAATACCAAAATATAATATTGGTAATAAAGTTAAAAAAGATAATTTTTAATATCAAAAGTATTGACATTTGAATTAAAATGTGTTATAAATATGGATGTAGGTGCCTCAGGGGCCTATAATTTTGATTAACTCGCTTAACTAAGGAGCACATAAACATGACTACAAGTCTATTACCAAGTGGTATACCAAGTCTATTTGACTTTCACAAAACGTTGGATCCATTCACCGTTGGCTACGATAAATTCTTCAAAGACATTGAAGAAGTAACCAAAAATGTAACCAAGAATGTATCATCGTATCCCCCATACAATATCAAACAAGTAAGCAAAAACAAGTATGTCATTGAATTGGCAGTTGCTGGTTTCGCCAAGTCTGATATTGAAGTAACTCTTGAAGGTAATAAATTGGTCATCAAAGGCTCTGCAAAAGAAGATGAACTTAAAGAAGAAGAAAATTTCCTCTTTAAAGGAATCGCTAATCGTAATTTTTCACGTTCATTTACATTGGCTGACAAGATTGAAATCGGTCAAGCCGAAATGGTAAATGGTATGTTGCGTGTGTGGTTAGAAAACCTTGTGCAGGCTCAAGACACCATTAAAAGAATTACCATCAAAGAAAAGAGTATATGATGAACTGGTGGCCCGTAACCGATGAGGAATGGGATCAGTTGAATTATCCAAAAAGTCGGTAAACATGTAGGGGGCTCTTGACAGACCCCCTATTCTATGTTATAATGGTACATATTATGAAAAAAGTGAAATCAATTCTCAAAAAAGTTCGTGCTAGAAATGGTACGGATATCTTCTATACATATTCCAATTGGCCAATCGAAGAAATCGATGGCGAAAAATTTATTGCTGTTGTTAGAGAAGTACCTGATTCAAAAAAGAATCAGATAGTTCATTATATGAAAAAAGATAGTATGGAATATGTAAAATGACAATTCTTACAAATTACCAATTGACGAAAAATCAAAAAAGAACTTTTGATCCAAAAGATAAAAAAGATTTGGAAATATTTAAATCGTTTTTGGCCCATAATAAATGGGGAGGTCCTTGTCCGTTTATGTTAGAAGAACCACATACAATTATTCCAGAAATGTTAAAAGACAAATATATCCGTAGTCAATTTAACATTAATGAACCTATTGCAGAAATTTTAAAATGAATTGGTTAAAATATTCTGGATGTAATATTACACTAAAATTAAATCCATTTCATTGGAGAATTGATTTTAGTAAAGGTAGTGAGAATGATGCTTGGGAAGTAACAACTTCTTATATTATTGAATTTTTACCAATAACAATTCGTGTATGGATTGATGACGGGAGTTGGTAACCAAAGGGGCCTTTAGCTCAGTTGGTTAGAGCAGAGGACTCATAATCCTTTGGTCGTAGGTTCGAGTCCTACAAGGCCCACCAAAACTATGAAACAAAAATTTATTAACGCTTATATGGATGTGGCAGAAAGATTTGCCAAGTTATCGTCCGCAAAACGATTACAGGTTGGTGCTATTATCGTCAAAGATGATAGGATTATATCAATTGGTTACAATGGCATGCCTGCAGGCTGGACCAATGAATGTGAAGAGGTGGTAGAATACCTAGAAGATGGTGGAACTATCACCAAAACCAAGGATGAAGTCATCCATGCAGAAGCTAATGCCATCGCCAAACTGGCCAAAAGTAGTGAATCTGGAGATGGTTCCACCATGTTCCTGACACATGCTCCATGTATTCATTGTGCAAAACAAGTCTATACCGCTGGTATTAAAAAGGTATATTACCGTAATTCGTATCGAGATACCATCGGCATAGACTTCTTAAATAAATGTGGTATACCAGTAGAACAAATTTCACCTGGTGAAAAGTAGATAGTACCTAAATATTTGAGAAGTGTTAGTTGGTTTTCACAGGAGAAACCTCAGATGCAACTCAGTATAATCGGATGTCCCGATAAAAAACGTTTTCGACCATTTGTTAAACGTGCAGCTATTTTTTATGCTGAACAATTGATGACACCTAAGATGTTAGAAAATATATGTGTTCGGATTAAATTTAACTCTAAACTTGATGTTTTGGGTTATGCTGATGTATTGAACTACAACGAAAGCAATAAACCTAGAGAATTTCAAATAGAATTGAATCCGGTTATAGGTTCACATGATATACTAGAAACATTAGCACATGAAATGATTCATGTTAAACAATATGCCTATAATGAAATGAATGAATATGGCACTCGTTGGAGAGGCCAAAAAATTACAGAAAACTTAAATTACTATGATGAGCCATGGGAAATTGAAGCTTTTGGATTATCAACAGGATTGTTTACCAAATTTGCTATCAAAGAAAAATTGTGGGAAGTGTTTAGTGATATTCGTAATCCGGATGCACCACTCAAGCCAGAACCAATAGCATGGTTAAATATACCACAAATAAGTGTTGACAATCACACTATATAATGTTATAGTATTACATATGCGGTCGGGGTATAGAACCAGAGTAGGTGTCCAACTTACTCATCTAGTGCGAATCTAGACCACCGCTCCAAATTCTTTAAGGACTATATCATGGCAGTTGTCATGGCAGTTGCAAAAAAGAGCCCTAATAGCTCAGTTGGTAGAGCAACTGATTTGTAATCAGTAGGTCCCGTGTTCGAGTCATGGTTGGGGCACCATTAATTGTTATGAGGAACAGATTCAGGATTTACAAATGATTCGAGTAAAATTGACACATCACCATATTGGTATTCTTCCAGTATTTCAATTACACTATCAACTATTTGTATTTGCCTAACAAAATTTTGTAACTCATTTTGATGCATTTTTAATTTGTTTTCAGCAAACATTTTTAACAAATTTTCACCATCATCTTTTTTCTTTTTAATTTTATTGATTATTTTTTTTAATTTAAACATTTGTGCATTACAAGCATTGATATTACCATTAATGTTTTCTTTTTCTCGTCTGCTTTCATTTTTCATAATTAGTATTAAATCATCAAGATCAGGATTAATGTTCGAAAGTAAATTGAAAAATAACCGACTAAGTTGTTCTAGAGATTGATCACGGAGACTTGTACCAAATTCGTAGTGGCCTGTGGTGTCGTATTTTTTCCTGTTAACAGGATCACTTAAAACTTCATAGGCGTTTTTTATTTCCTTGAATATTTCAGGATCGCCACCTTTATCTGGATGATGTTGTTGAGCAAGAGATTTGTATTTGGCTTTAATTTCTTCAAATGTTGCATTTTTAGAAACGCCTAAGATATCATATAGATTTTTATTCATACATGTATTTATAATGAGTTCCATACCTAAAATTGCACACGTTGCTTGGAAGACTAAAGATGTGGTCGACAGTAAATCACCACTCATTGTCAATGGTTTGCGCAAACTAATTGATTTGAATCCTGACTGGACTGTTACAGTACATGATGATAATGATGTAGATGAATATCTAAAAAATGTTTTAAATAAAAGAGATTATAATTTAATTAAAGATATACATATAGTTGAAAAAACTGATCTATGGAGGCTCTTTAAATTATATAATGAAGGTGGTCTCTACATGGACATTGACCGTTTTTGTAATATACCATTATCAGAAATTATAACAGATGGTATAAAGTGTGTGTTGCCGACTTGTTTGGAGTGGGATTTTTCACAAGACTTTATGTTGACTGAACCTAAAAATCCAATTCAAGCAAAAACAATTGAATTGATATTACAGAGGCGGTATGAAGGACATAAGAATGTTTTCTTTTTAGGTCCACAAACATACATGCACGCCGTAACAACAGTATTATTTGGTGAAATGATTAACACGGATCCTGGTGTCGAAAAGTTTGCTGAGATGCGTAAATATATGGAACAAATTCCGTTTATTAAAACATACAAAGAACATCCACCACACGATACAATAATTTATAAAGGTGATGGTGACATGGATTGGGAAAAATTAAAAAAACAATTTTATGCTGAGGCCAATATAAAACATTGGTCTGGTGAATGGTAATATGAAAACAATAACACTTCCTAGATTACTACAGCCTTATTACTGTTCCGACCTTGTTAGAGTTGGTAAAAATAACGATGGTGGTTATCTTTTAAATAAAAATGATATATTGAAAAGTGAATGTTTATTATCCTTTGGCATCAATGATGACTGGTCTTTTGAGGATCAATTTCTTAAAATTAAAGATTGTCCTTTATTTGGTTATGATAATTCCGTAAATGATGTTATGTTAAAAGATAAAGGATTATATGAATCTCATAAAGAATTTTTTACTGGTACAAAACAACACATAACGAAAAACATAGGTAAAAATAATACATCCGATGAAATCACTTTTGAATCTGTTTTAGAAAATAAAGGTAAAAATATTTTTTTAAAGTGTGATATTGAAGGTTCTGAATATAAGATTTTAGACAATATACTCACACACACAAAATTGTTTTCTGGTATTGTGATTGAATTTCATGATATACAAGATAATTTTAACTTGAATGAAATGGCTAATTTTATTAGTAAATTGGATCAAAAATTAGTTCATGTACATATAAACAATTATTCTTATATACAAATTGATGAAAATCAATATATACCTTCAGTTGTTGAATTGTCTTTTACTTCATCAGATAATATAAAATTAAAAAAACATATTAATTTTCCAAATTCTTTAGACATGCCAAATTGTCCAGAAAGAGAAGATTTTACCATAATATTTTGAAAAATGGTTGGATGTTCGGAGCCTCCGAAAATTTTTTTGCCATTCTCAAGATTCAAAAAAGTAATTTTAGTTTTTGATATATATAATTATAGCGGGGTAGCTCAGAGGTAGAGCATTGGACTCATAATCCAGGGGCCGTAGGTTCGATTCCTTCCCCCGCAACCAATAAGGAGATATTATGACACAACCAAAAACCAAAGGTGGAGTTCCACCAATTGAGATTCACACTATTCCTAAACCAAAAACTCCATCAACACCAAAACCAAAACAAACATTTGTTCCTAAGATGACTGTAATGCGAAAGGCAGGTAGAGGTAGATGACATCCGATTTAGAGAAGTATCGTCAACAAGCTTTAGAGTTATGGTTTAATAATGGAGGTTCATGCACTGGTGCACAACCTCCTGAACCAAAAGATATTGATGATGCAATTGCTGAAGATGAAGAATTTAAACGTATAGAAAAACAACATAAATAATAAATGGCATACTCAGATAAAGTTATAGACCACTATGAAAACCCACGCAATGTGGGTAAATTGGACTCGGCCGACATTAATGTTGGTACTGGTATGGTTGGTGCACCAGCTTGTGGTGATGTAATGAAATTACAAATAAAGGTTGACCATGATACAGGTATTATTACAGATGCAAAATTTAAAACGTATGGCTGCGGATCGGCTATTGCAAGTAGTTCGCTCGTCACGGAATGGGTCAAAGGAAAAACTCTCGACCAAGCAGGAGCAATCAAAAACTCCGAAATTGCCGAAGAGCTAGCCCTTCCGCCAGTTAAGATTCATTGTTCAATCCTTGCGGAAGACGCTATTAAGGCAGCAATAAACAATTACAAAGGAAAAAATGTTAACGATAACTGCAAGTGCAATTAATAAAGTTCGTGATTTGATGATTGAAGAAAAATTACCTGATGGAGTTGGAGCTTTAAGAATGTTTGTAAAAGGTGGCGGTTGTTCTGGTTATCAATATGGTTTTACTTTTGAAGAAGAAATTGCAGAAGATGATTTTGTATTTGAAAATGAAGGTGTCAAAGTAATTGTTGATATGATATCATCTCAATATCTTCAAGGTGCAACACTAGACTATAAAGAAGAAAAATTCAACTCACAATTTGTAATTAGTAACCCAAATGCCAAATCTACTTGTGGATGTGGTTCTTCATTTAACGCTTAGTTGTGTGTTTTAGAAGTGTGTGTGGAAGAAACCAATAATTGAGCATAAGATATACCCAAAAATCTATTGGATGAATTATTATTGACATTACTTATTTAGGACATTTTAGATATAGCTTCTAGTGCCATAAGAGTCAAACTACCAATCAATACAATCGCAAATATTAGTTGCGGTAATTTATTCATAATACCTCCATCTCAATTTGTTATTTAACTATTTAACCACTCCCGATTCAATTACCATTAAACATAAACAGAATATGAGAACAAGTACAAAAACTATTGGTTGCATATTCATTTATAACTTATATAGTCTAAAAAAATATGTTACTAAAGCAGCCGCTGTTAGGCACCACCAAAAAACTTGAGCTTGTTTTTGTCTGTCTTTGTCCATGTATTTTAATTCATCAGCTCTATCTTTTTCCATTTTTGCTTTGGTTGCTTCAATTTCAGCCCAAGCATTTTTACCATATTTTTTAATGGCTTCCAGTTTCAACTGATCAATTTTTAATTGGTGAGCTTTTTCTTTTTGATATTTTTCGTAGGCTCTAAACTCAGCCAATGTGGCCAAATATTCTTGTTCAGCTTTGGCCTTCAATCTTTGAACATGCTGTTGTTGAACAGCTTTTTCCATATCCGCTTGTTGATCGATAATTACAGAGCTTAATTGTTTACTAGCTCCTTGAGCAGCTTTGAGTGTATTAACGGCACTCTGAGCGCCGGCAACAATAGGGTCAGACATTTGATTTCTTTTGGTTGTATTGGTGGAGATAATAAAGAATACCGAATGTCAGGTTGACATGGAGTGATAAATCAGATATAATTTCAATTCAACTACATACTTATTTATGCTTCGGAGATACTAAATGAAAATATTAGCACTAAAACTTGTTACCGGAGAAGAAATTCTTGGTGAAATTGAATCAGAATCAGAAACAGAATTTGTTATTGAAAATCCAGTTGGTATCGCCATTGTTCGTGGTAAAGATGGCCAACCTAATGTTGGATTTGCACCATTTCCCATTCATGCCGAACAAAAGACTGGTGCCACGGTTGCCTTGAACAAGAAGAATATAGTATACTCCTATGTTCCGGCACAAGACTTTATCAATAATTATAATTCAATTTTTGGTTCTGGCCTTGTGGTACCTTCAACCAAAACACTAATTACAGGTTAATGAGTTCATTCTATACTAATGTTCAGAGTATCGGTGGTACTATACTCTATCGTGGCATTCAAAACGGTAAAAAAATAAAGACAAGAGTTGAATATGCTCCGTCTTTGTTTTTCCCATCTAAACGAATCACCAACTTCACAAATTTGGAAGGTGATTATCTTGAAGAAAAAAAACTAGTATCAATCAAAGCCGCCAGAGAATACATCAAACAATTTGAAGGTGTTTCTGGTGCACCAAAAATTTATGGTCAAACTCGATTTGAATATGCTTTCATTGCTGACCAACATCAAGGTATGGTTGACTATGACTATGAAAAAGTATCAATCGCTGTAATTGATATTGAGGTCGGTTCAGAGAATGGCTTTCCTGATCCATACGAAGCAAACGAACCTATCACAGCAATCTGTTTAAAATTTCTCAATGGTAAACCAATCGTATTTGGTTGTGGTGAATATCAAGTTGAAGAAGGTGAAATCTATATTCGTTGTAAAGATGAATACAATCTTTGTAAGAAATTTCTTGAGTTTTGGAAAGACAAATATCCAGACATCATTACTGGCTGGAATACAAAATTCTTTGATATACCATATCTCATTAATCGTTTTCGTAAAATTCTAGGTGATGATGAAGCCAAGAAACTATCACCATGGAATTACATCACAGAACGCAAAGCATATGTAAACAATCGGCAATTGATTGATTATACTCTTGTTGGTGTTTCTTCACTTGATTATATCGAACTATACAAATGGTACGCACCTGGCGGCAAGTCACAAGAGTCTTATCGTTTGGATAATATTGCACAAGTAGAACTTGGTGAAGGTAAGATTGCCTATGAGGAATATGATAATCTTCACACTCTGTATCGATTGAACTATCAAAAATTTATTGAGTATAACATTAAAGACGTTGAACTCATTATCAAACTTGAAGATAAATTAAAACTGCTTGAGTTGGCAGTAACTCTTGCATACGACACCAAATCAAACTTTGAAGATGTGTTTGCACAAACTCGTATGTGGGACGCTCTGACATACTCTTATCTGCGTGATAAAGATATCATTGTTCCACCACGAGTGATTAAAGATAAAGATGCAGCGTTTGAAGGCGCCTATGTTAAAGTGCCACAAGTTGGTCTACATGATTGGGTTGCTTCGTTTGATTTGAACTCTTTGTATCCACATTTGATGATGCAATATAATATTTCACCAGAAACATTGATTGAACCAGAAAACTATACAAATGAAATGCGTGGTGTATTAGAACAAGGCGTTTCTGTTGATAGGCTTTTGAAAAAACGAATCGATACAACAAAATTAGAAAATGCAACATTAACACCTAATGGCCAATTCTTCCGTACTGATATTCAGGGGTTCTTACCTAAGATGATGGAAGAAATGTATACAGATAGGAGTAAATTTAAAAAGATGATGTTGGCTGCAAAACAGGAATATGAAAATGAAAAAGACCCAAGCAAACTCTATGAAATTGAAAAACGAATTGCCAAATACAATAACATTCAGTTGGCCAAAAAGGTCTCTCTAAACTCCGCTTACGGTGCTTTGGGTTCTCAGTATTTCCGTTTTTATGATTTACGTATGGCCCTTGGTGTTACTACTGCTGGTCAGTTGAGTATTCGTTGGATTGAAAATAAAATTAATGAGTGGATGAATAAGATACTTGACACAAAAGATGTCGATTATGTTATTGCTTCTGATACCGATTCGATTTACCTCCGCATGGGTGAACTCGTTAATAAATTTGTTAAAGATACCACGGATAAACAAAAAGTTATAACACTCATGGATAAAATCTGTGAGGAAAAGATTCAACCATATATTGATAAGTCATATCAAGAACTGGCTGAATATGTTCATGCGTATCAGCAAAAAATGGAAATGAAACGAGAAGGCCTATCCAACAAAGGTATCTGGACAGCCAAAAAACGATACATCCTTAACATATACAATAATGAAGGTGTTCAATATAAAGAACCACAGATGAAAGTTATGGGTCTTGAAATGATTAAGTCATCTACGCCATCTGCCATTCGTGAGAAAATGAAACAAGCAATTCAACTAATGGTGAGTGGCACAGAGAATGACATCCACAAATTCATTGAGGATTTTAGAAAAGAATTTAAAACTTTACCCGTAGAAGAAATATCTTTTCCTCGTGGACTTAATGGTCTAAATACTTATTCTGATGATTTAACTTTATATAAAAAAGGAACACCAATTCATGTTAAAGGTGCTATTCTTTATAATCATAATCTAAAACAAAAGAATCTAACCAAAAAATATCCACTCATACAAGAAGGCGAAAAGGTTAAGTTTACTTACCTAAAAATGCCAAACCCATTTAAAGATACTGTCATTTCATATCCATCTCGCCTACCAAAAGAGTTTGAATTACAAGAGTATATTGATTATGATATGCAATACGACAAAGCATTTTTAGATCCGATCAGAGTAATTTTGGATTGTATGGGTTGGAAAACAGAAAAAACAAGTTCGATAGAGGATTTCTTCTCATGATACTAATCATACTGACATTATTATCGGCACTACTACTATCAGGTATTGCAGCTTACTATTCTATTATTGGTTTAGCTGCAATCTTCACAGGCGCATTTTGGCCAATCGTTTTCATGGGCTCGGTTCTTGAAATGAGTAAATTAGTTACTGCATCATGGTTATATCGTAATTGGAAAACCTGCCCACTTTTATTAAAATCTTATTTGACATCCTCTGTTGTCATATTAATGATAATCACAAGCATGGGTATTTTTGGATTTTTGTCTAAAGCTCACATAGATTCCACAATGGAAGCCGGTGTGAATTCTGTTGAAATTCGGACACTCAATCAACAAGAGAAAATTGCTAAAGAGCGTTTAGATTATTTACTGAAGCGTGCTGGTAATCCAGAAACAGCTTCAGCCAATGTTGATAGGCAAATTCAACAAACACAAAAAGAACTGGCAGATATCAACAAAAGAAAATTACCACTTCTTAAAGAAGAAAATAAATTAATTGCCGAAGTTGGTCCCATTAAGTATATTGGTGACATGGTATATGGCACCGAAGATGCCAATGGTATTGATAAAGCAGTTCGTTTGGTAATATTGCTGATAATGGTTGTATTTGACCCTTTAGCTGTGTTATTATTGATAGCAGCAAATATGTCATTACAACAAAGAAATAAAGTGGTTGTCAATAAAGAAAATGAAATTATTAAAATAGTACCGGATATACCAACACAAAATGTAGAAGTTGCAAATGATAAAATTGAAATACCAAAAGAAAACATCACTAAAATAGAAGAACAACCAATTATAATAGATGAAGTGACCGGTGAAACAATTCCTCCGTTAACAGTTCATGTTGTACCCGGAGTTTATGAAGAACACCACAATGTTACACCGACAGCAGAACAACCAAAGAAATTAGAACCTAAGTATGATTATGAAGATGAATTTGCTTTCAGAGAAAAAGCGAACACGACAACAAAATTAGATGGTGGTGATTTTTAAAAAGGAAAATTATGAGCATACTTGACAAGATTAAAAAAAACAGTAGTATTAAAGAATCAGCAATTCTTTCTAAATCAAAATTCTTTACACAGAAAGATATGATACCCACATCGGTGCCAATTATTAATGTGGCACTTTCTGGTCGTTTAGATGGAGGCCTAACACCAGGTCTTACAATGTGGGCTGGCCCATCTAAACATTTTAAAACTGCCTTTAGTTTATTAATGGCAAAAAGTTATTTGGACAAATATGAAGATGCAGCGTTATTATTTTACGATTCTGAGTTTGGTACTCCTCAGTCTTATTTTGACAGCTTTGGTATTGATACCAACAGAGTTTTACATACACCTCTTACTGATATTGAACAATTAAAGTTTGATATCATGCAACAGTTAACCAATCTCGAAAGGAGTGATAGGTTAATTATTGTTATTGATTCGATTGGTAATTTAGCTTCAAAGAAAGAAGTTGAAGATGCTCTAGAAGGCAAATCGGTTGCTGATATGTCCCGTGCCAAACAAGTTAAAAGTTTATTTCGCATGGTAACACCACATCTCACAATGAAAGATGTCCCAATGATTGTGGTGAATCACACATATAAAGAAATTGGTATGTTTCCTAAAGATATTGTTGGTGGTGGAACAGGTTCATATTATTCAGCTGATAACATTTTTATTATTGGTCGTCAACAAGAAAAAGAAGGCACAGAAGTTGTTGGTTATAATTTCATTATCAATGTAGAGAAGTCACGATATGTCAAAGAAAAATCAAAAATTCCCGTTTCTGTATCTTTTGACGGTGGCGTTAGCCGTTGGAGTGGGCTACTTGATATTGCACTCGATGGTGGATTTGTTATTAAGCCTTCTAATGGATGGTACTCGAAAGTAGATGATGATGGTGTTATTCAGGATAAAAAATACCGTATCAAAGAAACCGACACATCCGATTTTTGGATGCCAGTTTTAAAAAGTAAAAAGTTTCAAACTTATGTAAAAGAAAAATATCAAATTGCAGCTGGTGAAATTATGCAAGGCGGTATTGATAATTTATTTGATGAAGTTGTTACCATGAATGGAACCGAAAATGAGTAATGAAGATGCTAAATTAAAACATTCTAAGCGTATTCAAAAAACTCAAAATCAAATTAAAAAACAAACTAAGATTGCTAAATCGCATGGCGTGCCGGTAGATGAACCACACAAATTTGCCAAACACCATGCAATGGACTGTGGCAATCCTGAATGTACAATGTGTGGTAATCCTAGAAAAATATGGAAAGAAAAAACCATACAAGAAAAGAGATTTGAGGTGAAAGATGACTGAGGGTATTGATTATTGTTTCATTTATCCAAAAAATGATGGCACTGCGGTACACATTAAATTTTTGGAAGGATTCTATAAAGACACCGTATTTAAATATGGTAAGGTAAAGTTTAAAGAAGAAAATGATCAAGTGTATTTACTTTTTGCTTATGATGTGTTAGAATCTACAGTAGATAAACCACGAAAATTGGAAAAAGACGAGAAGTTTAAAAATTATATTGGCGACTTACTTGTGGAAATTATGGGCAGTAATATTGAACAGGAAATAATTGATGAAGCTGGAACAAGCGATACTGAAGAACCTCGTTTATAATGAGGAGTATTTACGAAAAGTTTTACCATTTTTAAAGCTAGAATATTTTAGTGATAGTGTAGAAAGAACATTATTTAATGAAATTACATCATTCACGGAAACTTACAATAACACGGCAACGATTGAAGCACTTAGTATTGCCATCAAAGAAAAGAGGAATCTTTCATCTGATGAAGTTCAGAGATGTGAGGAGTATCTATCAGAAATTGAAAAGAATAAATCGGCAGAAACCGAAGTTCAATGGCTTGTTGACAAGACCGAAAAGTTCTGCCAAGAGAAGGCCATATACAACGCAGTATTGGGGTCTATTTCAATTCTCGATGGCAAAGATAAAAATCACGACAAAGGTCAGATTCCCAAGATATTATCGGACGCTTTAGCAGTAAGCTTTGATAACTCCGTTGGCCATGACTACTTACAGGACTCAGATGCTCGATATGAATTCTATCATAGAAAAGAGGAACGAATCCCATTCGACCTCGACTACTTTAACAAGATCACAAAAGGTGGTTTACCAGCTAAGACGCTTAACATTGCTTTGGCGGGGACTGGTGTTGGTAAATCTCTTTTTATGTGTCATGTGGCTGCTTCGTGCATGGTTCAGGGTAAAAATGTTCTTTACATCACTTTGGAAATGAGTGAAGAAAAGATTGCAGAACGAATTGATGCCAATCTATTGAATGTTACCATTGATGATTTGATTGAGTTACCAAAAGATATGTATGATAAAAAAGTTAATCGTGTCCGTGAAAAGACCACAGGCAAATTAATTATCAAAGAATATCCAACTGCTTCGGCATCAACTATTCATTTTAGGACACTATTAAATGAACTCAATCTCAAGAGGTCTTTTGTACCTGACATTATATTCGTTGACTATCTCAATATTTGTTGTTCTGCTCGCATTAAGGCTGGTGCGAATATTAATTCCTACACCTACGTTAAAGCAATTGCAGAAGAATTACGTGGCCTTGCTGTTGAGTATAATGTTCCTATTGTATCTGCTACACAAACTACCCGCTCAGGATTTACTTCCAGTGATCCGGGTCTTGAGGATACGAGTGAATCGTTCGGACTTCCCGCCACCGCAGATTTAATGTTTGCTTTGATTTCTTCTGAAGAACTAGAAGAACTTGGCCAAATCATGGTCAAACAATTAAAGAATAGATATAATGATCCAACATTCCACAAACGATTTACTCTTGGTGTTGATAGATCCAAAATGAAACTATATGATGTTGAACAGGCCGCACAAATGGGTATCGCAGATGCTGGCCACGATAAGCCTTTGAACACATTTGGTACAAGAGAAGAAAAACAAAAGAAATCATTTAGTGGTTTTAAAGTATGATAATCTCCAGAGAAAATGGTTTGTATTGTGCTAAGGTCTTTCATGATTATTTTAATAATTATAATGACATAGAACAATACATGCGAGAGGAAAAAATAAAATCTCTCGATCAAATACCAACATCAATATTTCCACCTGAAGATGATTTGTTTTCAGATTTTTCAATGCACCCCAATGATATGGATATTGAAGTGGTAGAAATACCAGGTCAAACATGGGAAACATTACTTTCCATTACATCATCACATATCAATAAAGCACCAGTTGGCAGAAATGTACAATTGGCAGTCAGAGAAAAGAACTCAGGAAAGATTCTAGGTTTCATTCGGTTAGGTTCACCTGTAATCTATATGCGACCACGCAATGAGATGCTTGGACAAGTGTTCTCGCAAACCACAGAAACATCCAAGCGATTCAATGCCTCTGCTATGATGGGATTCGTAATTGTACCATCTCAGCCATTTGGTTTTAATTACCTAGGTGGTAAACTAATGGCTGGCATTTGTACCAGTCATACAGTAAGAGAAATCTGTAATAAAAAATATGGTATGAATCTTTGTTTGTTCGAAACAACCAGTTTATATGGTTCGACAAAACAGGTATCACAATATGATGGTATGAAACCATATATTCGATACAAAGGTCTTACCGAATCCGATATAGTACCAATGATGCACGGTCAATCATATAATGATTTAAAACAATATGTTGAAAGTAAAGTCGGAGATATTTTGGGTGGTGATGAAAGTACCACCAGTAGAAAGTTGAGAACATTCACAAAGATTATTGCTCTCACTAAAGCTGCTTTAAAGGGATCACCTGAAGCAGAGGCATTCTCTTTAACGATTGAGAAGGCTAAATCGTTGACAGAAAAGAAAAGATATTATGTTGGTGATTATGGTTTTAAAAATATGGTTGATTATGTTAACCTAAAAACCGATAAACTTTTACCTGGTGAAAACTATCATAAACATGAATTGAATAATGTTATCGAATGGTGGCGGAGTAAAGCTATAAATAGATACGAAACCCTTAAATCTGAGGGTAGATTAAGAACCGAACTTGAGGTATGGACTTCAGGTAAAGATATTCAAATTATTAGGTAAAAATGGCTGACGATACCTCAAAAGCAGAATCCGCACAAGCATTGTTTTGTGCCATGGCCGATTTCGTGGGAGCCGCCAAAGTTGAAAAGATATTTGATGAAAAGCTTTATCCAACATATAAAGTATTTAAAAGATTTTGGGATGAAAATTATCCAACAGCAAAAATTGGCGTTGCGTTTAAAACACACGTTGATTCTGGAACAACTAATTTAAAAGAAATTGAAGATTTTTTAATGAAAGATGATAGTTGGTATATTTCTTCTTTAAAGATTGCAAAGAAACTCATAAAAGATTTAGAGGACATATCAAATAAATTTAATACAATAAAAAGACCTTCATGGTCATCTGTTTTTTATGTGCGTGGTGACAAAGAGGTTATGGATAATATTCAAGAATTATTCAAAGAAGCCAATGATGATCAAAAGAAAATTAATCAAATGTTAGTTGAGAGTGGCCAGGCTAGAAAATTATTATTTGGTGATATTAATAAATGGTCTCCTGCCGACATATACTTTGCTTCACCCAAAGCAAAAAAAGATATACAAAATTTGGTAATGAAAAAGCAAGGTTTAACATTCTCAACATTGAATACATTTATAGCCTCAATGATTTCAACTGGAAATTTACTACCACTATCTTTAAAAAAACAAACTCAAGAAGTAAAAATTTATAAGGTTAATTTTAGCCGACCAAACGAATTAAAAGAAATAGAAAGAGTGAAGTCATATGGATTAAGTGATTGGCAACCAAGAAAACCTGGTGGAAAAAACGCCAGAGATTTGAAACTGTATATGTCACAAGATAAAACAAAATATATTCAAATGTTGCATGTTACCGATGAGAGTGGTGGATGGAAAGCAAACAATATGGATAAAAATTCTGAAGCTAGACACGGATCTTTATCATCACAATATGTTTTTGCTGATGCTCTTTCTCTCGTTGATAATAGCTTTGCCTCTAAATGGTTATCACAATTTAAAACATCGAATGATAAATTTAAGAAAGAGTTAAAAGATTTTACTAAGAAATATTCTGGTGGAAAAAAACCGAAACAAATTGCTGGACAAAAAGAAAAAGATCCAATAAGGTTGATGTACGAAGAAACGAGAACGGAACTTAGTGCTGAGGTAACAAACAAATTAATTCCTATGTTAATCTCTTGGTTTAATAGGGGTGATAACGCAGATAAATTTGTGCGTGTTATATACCAATACACATCATCTCGTTCCGAAGATGCTGGACCATTTATAATTGCAAAGTAAAATATGCCATTAATTGATTTTGATAAACTCTCACAAGAATTTGATATGGAAGATGATTTTGGTTTTTCTGCCGTATCGGAAGAAGAATACAATTCTGTTATCAATAAAACGGCCGAGACCGCAGAAGATTATAAAGCTCGACTAAAAGAAGTAGAAAAATTGATTGTTCCTTTTCTCACCAAGTTACATTCGACCGGAGAAAAAGAATACATATATTGGCCAAATCGTAAACCTATTATAGAAAAACAAATAGAGAAGATACTTAAACTAACAAGAGATTAAATTATGTCCGCTACCGTGATTATACCAACCACTGGATCACCAGAGGTAAAAACTGCCGTTGAATCTGTCCTAAATCAAAGTCATCCTACAGAATGTTATGTTATTATTGATGGTGATGAACACATGGATAAAACATTAGAATCGTTAGGTTCAACTGTTGATGATATACGAGTTCACATTTGTTCTCTACCAATCAATGTCGGTGCCAATGGATTTTATGGTCACCGTGTCTATGCTGCCTTCACACACCTAATCAATACAGAATATGTCGGATATCTCGACCAAGATAATTGGTTGTATCGGTCTCATATTGAACAATGTATTAAAACAATCAACACAAGAAGTTTGGATTGGTGTTACTCCCTACGACAAATATATAATAAAGAAGGTAAATTTGTTTGTTTTGATGATTGCGAATCATTAGGTAAGTGGCCAACATATCACGGAGTGCACCATATAGATACTAATTGTTATTTCATTAAAACGGAAGTAGCAAATAAAATTGCAAGTGCTTGGCACGGTGGTTGGGGTCAAGATAGAGTGTTTCTACAAGCAATAACACATCATTTTCCTAAATTTGATTGTACAAAAGAATATACAACGTGTTATAGAGTAGATGGTGGTAAAGGTTCTGTCAATGCAGAATTCTTTGAGAATGGTAACAAAGTAATGAATGAAAAATATAATGGAGAATACCCATGGCGGAAAAAAGCCTAATCATAGGTGCATTTACTAATTACAACTACAATCAATTAAAACCTTGGGTTGAATCAATTGATGAGTGTGGTTTTACTGGCGACAAAGCCATGGTTGTTGGTAATGCTTCACAAGAAACGATTGATGAACTAGTTAAAAGGAATTTCATCATCATTAAGATGCATGATATCAAAGCACCAATTCATGTGGCTCGATTTCTTTCAATCTACGATTTTCTCAAAAACACTTGGCAAAATTATAATCATGTGGTCACCACAGATGTCAAAGATGTTTATTTTCAAACAAATCCAATTACATGGTTAGAATTGAACCTCAAAGGTAAGAAATTGGTTGCTGGTTCTGAAGGTATGAGATATAAAGATGAACCATGGGGTAACGAGAATCTTATGCAAGCTTATGGACCATATGTTTATGAGCAGTTCAAAAATAACGAAATATACAATGTTGGAACCATTGGTGGCGTTTCTGAATATGTAAAAGATATGGTTTTCAATATTTTATTTAATGCAATCAACAGGCCTATTCCTATTTGTGACCAGGCTGTATATAATGTTTTGATTCAAACACAACCATTTAAAGATATAACTCGTTTTGCTGTACAACTGGATGGATGGGCTTGTCAGGCTGGTACTACCGTTGATCCGTCTAAAATTGAATCATTCAGACCACATCTATTAGAACCAGAACCAAAATTTGAAGATGGTGTTGTTAAAACATCTTTGGGTGAGCCATTTGCAATCGTACATCAATATGACCGAGTGCCTGTGTGGAAAGAATACATTAAACAAAAATACCAACAAGAAGATTTAATTACTTTTAGAACCGAATAATGAATTTTGAAAAAGAATACCAAGAAGCTTGTGTGAGAAATACAGATATACATGAACACCTGCCTTGGATTTCACAAATAGCTTCTCGTTGTAAACATGCAACCGAGTTTGGTGTAGGATATGCACAAAGTACTAGAGGTTTTTTACGACAAGATATTGAAATGCACAGTTATGACATTAATGTGTATCCAGAAACAGGTGCTTATTTTAAATCGGCCATCGCTGGCGGAAGAAATGTGACACTTCATGTACAGAGTACATTAGAAGCTAATATTGATCCTACTGATGTTCTTTTGGTCGATAGTTATCATTCATATGAACAAGTTGTTCAGGAATTGGCATTACATGCACATAAAGTTAAAAAATATATTTTCTTTCACGATACCACATTATTTGGTGATAGAGGACAAGGCGGAGAAAGAGGAGTTTGGCCCGCAATCGATGAATTTCTATTTACACATCCAGAATGGCAATTAGTTGAACGAAGAACAAACAATAACGGCATGACACTCATTGAAAGAAAATAATGAAATCTTTAGTTGATATTATGGTTGAAAACAATTGGCGTAATGATACACACTATGAATTTGGCACAGATAAAGAATTCAATCACCGCTATTGTACAGCCTTTTAATGAATATTTCACCAAAGCTCAAATATACGGTGTAGATCCTATGGATTTTGGCGCAAAAGAAAATTGTGCAAAATTTCCTAGAATCAATATAACTTATGCTGATGGTTATCGGAGAGAGTTTGCTGAAACACTATCTAACTTTGATATTATCATTGATGACGGTCCACATACAAGAGAAAGTCATTACAATCATTGTCAATCTATTTGTCCAAATTAAATCCTGGCGGAGTATTTGTTATTGAAGATATTGCACAAATGGAATGGACTGAAGAATATATTAAATTGGTTCCTGATAATATGGTGCATGAGATTATTGATGCTCGTGAAATTTCCAATATGAGTGATTCTATTATGTTTGTGGTGAGATATGCCTGATATTTCTTTCTGTCATCTTGCTTCAGCTGGTAAAAAATTGTCTACCGAAAAAATGGTAGAGAATGTGAGAAAATATTATCCTGATGCCTATTACTTTTTGGGATCAGATAATGCAGATGATTTATCTGATATTGCAATCGACAATAATTGTGATTACTATCCTTTTAGAACCAAAGTGGGATATCCTAGTTATAACTTAGAAAAATTATTATTGTGGTTAGAAAGATTTAAACTAGCTTGCCAAAAATGTGGCACATCACATATAATGATGATGGAAGATGATGTTTGGATTAAAAAACAAATTACAATAGAAGATGATTGGGAAATGGTAGGCCACGATATTCGTATTGGAAATGTGATTCCTGATTTCATTATAGATAGTATTGAATCTTTTTCTGGCACGAAACCTTTAACTGATCAGTATGGTTGTGGTGGAGGTTCTATATTTAAAGTTTCAACTTTCTTAAACAATTATGACAGAGTGGTTGAGTGGTTTAAAGAAAATCATGATTGGTTTCAAATAAAATATAATCCTTTGGGTTATATGGATTGTTATATGGTTGTATATTATTTTTTATGCGGTAAGAATTATTCAGTAAATCCTTATATGACAGATACTCATCACCATCAAAACGATGGTTATGATTATGATAAATTTGTAAATGAACAACCAGAAAAAATAGAAATTGTTAATAACTATAAAAAATATTATTGGATATGAACGACATAACGATTGTAACTGCCTTCTTTGATATTGGCCGTGGTGACTGGACACCAGATAAAGGTTTACCACACTATCTACATCGAACAAATCAAACATACCTACAAAGATTTGGTCACATGGCTAAATTAGAAAATCCTATGGTTGTATACACATCAAAAGAATTCGTCAATGATATTAAATTTTTAAGGCAAGACCGAGTTACCGATATACTCACAGTTGATTTCGAAAATAACTTTCAAGAACTAAGAGAAAAAGTTTCAAAGGTACAAAAAAATCCTGAATATCAAAGTAAAATTAATCTTAAAGAAAATCGCAATCCAGAGTATTGGAATGCTGACTATGTTATTGTCAATGCATTGAAATCCTCTTTCATTTCAAAAGCAATTGAGAATAATTTAATTACCACCGACCTTGTTGCATGGATGGATTTTGGTTATTGCCGAGAAGAATCAACACTCAATGGTGTTAAGAAATGGAAATATCCTTTTGATAAAAATAAAATACATTTCTTCAATATTAAAGAGTGGACACCCAACACATATATTAGTGATGTTATTTTTAACAATGATGTTCATGTAACAGGCCCGTGTATTGTTGCAGGAAAAGAAATGTGGCCAACACTAGAAAAAATGGTGTATCATAGCATAAATGAGTTACTTAAAAATGATTTAGTTGATGACGACCAAACATTACTATTAATGTCTTATCTACAAAAACCAGAATTGTTTGAATTACATCCAGTTTCTAAATCGGACTGGTTTGTTGCCTTTAAGGAATTTGCTGAATGAAAATATTTGTTAGTGGTACCTCTAATCTAGGTGATTTTTTAAATGCCATGCCTGTTTTGGCTGGTATAAGTAAAGATGTTGCTAAATTTGATCTTGTGATTAAAAGTGAAATGCGTAAATTTAATGGCATTAAAGAATTTTTACTTTATCAAGATTTATTTACTGATGTTTCTTTTGATGACGAATTGTTTATGTATGGTGATGTCATTAATTTAAGTTCATGGCCAATTAGAGAGGATAAAAAAGATCCGAATAGACCAATAGAAACTTGTCGTTATGAAAATTGGTTGAATGACAAATACAGAATGTTATTTAAAGTTGATGATGATTTCACAGTAAAAACACCAGAATATAATATTACTGTGAAAGATGCATATTATGTTGGTGACCGCTGGGCGGTGGGTAATATTGATGACCGCAGAGAAACTCATATACTATCACATTTAAAAGATTGTGAGTTTCTTAATTTTAATCGGCCAATGTTGGAGAATGCTTACATTATTAAAAATTTAAAGAAGCCATTTATCACAAACTTTACTGGTGTTGGTATGCTCGCTGACCTATGTAATGTTCCTTTATATTGTGTTTGGAAAGCAGAAGATTGGAAACCAGAATTTAGAGTTGGTGATGATGTATCGTGGGATAATGGCAAGAACATCAATCAAATATTTGAAAAACATTTCTATTTGAATCGAAAAGCTAAACTTGTTCATGCAAATGAATTGCAAACACTATTATGATTATTAATATTGAAGCAGGCACCTTTGGTACAGTTCGTAATGGTGACATGATTGGCGTTGCTAATGTATTAGAGCACATACGAAAAGTTAACAACAATCCACTAATTCAATTCCACTTGAAGCCAGGTAATGTTAGCTCTGACACACATTGTCAAACATTTTATGAGATAATGTTGAAGATGACTAACTATTTTTCAACAGAACCGGGTGAACAATCATTACCTTGGAGAAAAGTCAATGTTTGGGATTTCAGAGATATATCTGGTGACTTGATAAAAATACCAAACAATGCACCAATGGAAAAGAAGATTGCAGTATTTCCATTATTTGATGCTCCTTACAATCAATGGCGCAATTGGCCAGAAAATGTATATAAACAAATTATTGAAAAATTTTCTACGGAAGAATATAAAGATTACGAAAAAATAATTTGTAAAAAAGGTGAGCCTACAGAAGGATGTCCGTTTGATGGTTGGCGATATTCTACTAATTTTGTACAAAACTATTACCACATCACAACAGCTGAAATATTTGTGGGTGGCGATACAGGTTCAAGCCATTTCGCTTGGGCTCTTGACAAAGGACCTAAAGACCTGTTATACTATGGATCCAGTCGAGGATTAATTCACACTTTACCATTTTATCTACTAGAAGGAAAAGGCAAAATGACAACATATTGGTTAGATTTTGAGGGAACAAAATGGCAATAAAAAAAGTTTTTATTACTGGCGTGGCCGGTTTTTTAGGATCACATTTGGCTGATGCATTTTTATCTAAAGGATATCAAGTTGCGGGTATTGATAATCTATTGGGTGGATATCGAGATAATGTTCCGGATGAAGTAGAATTCTACCAAGAAGATTTGATAGATTTTACTAAATTAAAAAATATGATGGCCGGATGTGATGTTGTATATCATACAGCGTGCACAGCATATGAAGGCCTCTCGGTTTTTTCTCCATCATTAATTGTTCAGAACACAACGCAAATTGCTGTGAATGCTATAACTGCGGCTATTCAATCCGGAGTTCCTAAATTTGTTCATTGTTCTTCAATGGCCAGATATGGAACACAAGATAGAGTTCCTTTCACCGAAGATATGACTTGTAAACCACAAGACCCATATGGTATTGCAAAGTATGGTACAGAATTACTACTACAAAATCTTGCCGAGATACACGGTATTGAACTAGTTATTGCTATTCCACACAATATCATTGGCCCTCGTCAGAAGTATGATGATCCCTTTAGAAATGTGGCAAGTATTATGATTAATTTGATGTTGCAAGGCCGCCAACCTATTATCTATGCTGATGGTTCACAAACCAGATGTTTCTCTGATATATCAGATGACGTTGACTGCCTTGTGGAATTTGCTGAGAATCCTAAAGCGGTTGGAGAAATATTCAATATTGGACCTGATGAGAATCCGGTAACCATTTTGGAACTGGCTCAAGTTGTTGCCAAGCTGTTGAATTTCGAACTAAATCCAGTATTCATGCCAGGTCGACCACAAGAGGTAAAACACGCCAACTGTTCAGCCGATAAAATCAGATATTTCTTTGGTTATAAAACAAAAATTTCATTGGAACAATCTCTACAAAAACAGATTGATTATATAAACTCAAGAGGAACAAGACCTTTTGAGTATCACCTACCACTGGAAATTATTTCCGAGAAAACTCCCAAAACTTGGACACAAAAATTGTTTTAAATCCAACAATCCGGCGGCGTATATATCGAATCGAATATCCTTATAGTTTAGCCATCAAGATTTAAATGTTGTATAAATAAGCAAATCGGCAACCATAGTGTGTTGCAAATCCAAAGGAAATTCAATGTTATCATTTAAGTCATTCTTAACTGAAGAATCGGAACAAAGTTCCGAACTCAAACATATTCATCATGCTGAAGATAGACCATTAATGCACGGCCATGCTGGTTTTGAACATGCACATGGCGCTTTGATGGCTGCTCATCAACATATAATCAGCAAAAATAAAAACACCAATCTCACGATGAAATATGACGGTTCTCCATCAATTGTTTTTGGTCACCATCCTAAGAATGGTAAGTTTTTTGTTGCAACAAAATCGGCCTTCAATAAAAATCCAAAGATTAATCACACAGAAAAAGATATCGATAAAAATCATGGTCATGCACCAGGATTAGCAAAAACACTCAAACACGCATTAAAACATTTACCAAAAGTTACACCAAAACATGGCGTATATCAAGGTGATTTAATGCATCATGCCGACACAAAGACCTTACACGAAAGTTACATTGTAGAAGCAAAAGGTGATGTTTCGTTTACTCCCAATACAATCACATATACTGCCAAAGGTAAAGAAGCAGAAAAGATTAAAAAGTCCAAAGTTGGTGTTGTTGTTCACCATCAATATAGTGATGATATGAAACACGCTTCTCCACATATTGATATGGGCAAATTCAAAGAACATCCAGATGTACATATTCATGGCGCAGAACATGATACAAGCAAAGTAAAACATTCAGCCGAAAATGAAAAACATTTTCAAAAACATATGGCTGCAGCCAAAGAAATACACGACACACATGGTCACAAGATGTATGATGCCGTTCATCCAAAACATAGTGGAGAAGCTGGCCACCTATCAACATACATAAACAAAACAGTAAAACATGATGAAGTTCCGAGTGTTAAAGGTTTTAAAGAACATATACACAACGTTCATGAAAAGCAGGCCGCAAAAGTAAAATCTGAAAAATCAAAATCTGAAAAAACAAAAGAAGGTCAATCTCAAATTTCTCATGTTGAAAAACACAAAGCTCATTATGGAAATTTATTGTCGATGCATCACCATTTACATCAAGCCAAAAATGCTTTGGTGAAATCCTTAGAAACACATGAAGGTCATTATGAACACCATATTGATGGCAAAAAATCTAAACCTGAAGGCTTTGTGGTTCACCACGAAAATGAACCAACCAAATTGGTTAACCGTGCAGAATTTGCTAAACAAAATTTGTTAAAGGTAAGAAAATGACAAGTTTACAATTAAGAATATATCTTGACCGTGCCGGACTAATTAAAGAAAATTTTGGTGATGACCACGATTTTTCAAATTTAAAACCACACCATACATATACAACAAAAGATGGACATAAAGTTGATGTTCATGTTTTTAATAATACTAACGGTTCTCATGCTGTTTTTTATAACAAAAATTTAAATAATATAACAAAATTAGTTCATTGGGAACATAATGCTGATACTCCCACCAAAGATGAATTAGAAAAAGCAGGTCACGAAAATCACGAAGGACATCTAAGAGAAGAAAAAAAAGAAGAAGGTCTTGGAAATGATCCTTCAGGAAAAACAACAGAACATTCCACAGCAATACATTTAATTCATCATATGCATACACAACATGGAACTTATGGAACTCCAGAACATAAAAAAGATTTAACTTCACATGTAAAAGCTCTAGCTGACATTAAAAAGAAATATGTAACAAATAAAACACACGAAAAAGAATTTAGGTTAAGACAAGCCCACGGTAAAGCAGCAGCCGGTTCAATTATAGAAACATTAAAACAAAAACATGGTCCTCACGTTAAAATTGCTGCAGTTGGACACACATCTAAAGAAGGAGATATTGGAAAATTCACACAAGGAAAACATAACGATACTCAAGAAAATCCATCCGACATCACAGTAAAAACATATGTTCCTGGCCATTTAAAGGAAGAATTTGGTGCCGGACATGAACATAATTATGATGGATTTTCATTAAAATCGTCCAAAAAATCTAAAAATATAACAACTAAAAATCCAGCAATACATTTGGATCATATGTTAGACCACCCAACAAGAAAATTAGAAACTGAAAAAATTGCAAGAGAAGGATTAAAAAAAGTTCATAGTGAAATGGGTCACGGTGATAAATCTGCAGCTGAGAGGGGTAGACATATTGATGCCGTTAGAAAAAAAGAAAATGTCACAAAGCATTCTTCCGTTGAACAAAAGGCAAGCAAATTAGCTCAACCAGTACATAAAGATACTGCTGAAGAATTACATAATCATATACATCATTTATTACACCATACTGGAGATGAAGGACATAGAATGGTTGGCCAAATGTTAAAAAAACATTTAACACCAAATACCAAAATGCCTTGGTCTAAAGTTCATGTGATGGGTCACGAAGAACATAAAATTAAATCTACTGTTACACCCGGAAGTGAACATCCATTAAATAAAGTTTTTAATAATAAAAAATCAAAATATGCTGTATCTAGAAACGGTGCTACAGTAACACTACATAAAGTTGAAAAAAATGGTTCACATACAGCACTAGCTCACTATAGACCAAAAACAAATAGCAATGCTTTAAAATCCGATACATCAAATTATACCGTTACTCCGGCCGCTTCACATTAAAAAGACAAAATGAAATCATTTTTAGAATTAGTTCAAGAAGATGAATCGTCACAGAAACATCATGTGATGACTTTTGGTCGGATGAATCCTCCTACAACAGGACACCTTAAACTTATTCATAAGGTCAAAGAAGTTGCAGATAAAAACAATGCAGGTCATACTGTTGTGGTATCTCATTCACAAGATTCTAAAAAAAATCCATTGTCTGGTGAATCTAAAGTTAAACATTTAAAAAGATATGCACCAGGTACTAATTTAAAATCGTCCTCAAAAGAACATCCATCTATCTTTCATCATGCTGCCGAATTACACAAACAAGGTATAACCCACCTTCATGTGGTTGTTGGTTCTGACCGTGTTAAAGAGTTCAAAGATTCACTACACAAATATAATGGTGTAAAAGGTAAACACGGCCATTACGATTTTAAAAAAATTACTGTTCATTCTGCTGGCCACCGTGATCCGGACGCTGAAGGTTCCACCGGAATGTCAGGCACCAAAATGAGAGAGCACGCCAAAAATAAAAACTTTGGAGAATTTAGAAAAGGTGTTCCTGATCATGTGTCAGATAAACATGCAAAAGACCTCATGCACGATACACGCAAAGGTATGGGCCTACATGAAGCACATAATCATGGCCAATTTAAAGCCATTTTTGTGACTGGTGGTCCAGGTTCTGGTAAAGATATTGTAATCCGTGAAGCCATTGCAGAGTCCAAAATTGTAGAATTGAATTTTGTTCAAGCCAGAGATTACTTGAGTGATAAACAAAAACTATCAGAAAAAACAAGTGATTTCCGTAGAGAATCTATTCGTAGAAGGGGTCCATTAATTATTAACGGACCAGCTGATGATTTTGAAAAATTGTCATATATAAAAGAAGAATTGGAAGAATTGGGGTATGACACAATGATGATTTTTGTCAATACCACAAATGAAGTTAGTAAGGAGAGAAACTCAGCATTGTCTAGAATGATGGTGGAGTCTGTACGGTATGATAAATGGATGAAATGTCAAGAAAATACTAAATATTTCAGAGAATCATTTGTGGATTTTATCGGTTTCGATAATACCGGTGATATAGATACCAAGGAAGAGGACATTACGGAAGTATATCAATTTACTAAACAATTCTTGGATACTGGCAATATAAGTGATATCGCTAGTGATTGGAAAAATAGAAATATTTCATTATTTAAGGAAGAAAAAAATGTTAAAAGCACTAATCGATTTTATAAAATTAAAACCACACCAGAGCTCCGAACAAACGGACTCGACAGTATCCCAGCCGACAATCGAGCCAGCGACCCCAACGCAGACGACATCAAGTGGAACGCAAACAAACGAGGCGGCAGCTACAACTTCCGCACCTACACAGAAGCCCAAAAGCCAGTCCTCAAAATCTCGCCAGTCCCCAAAGAAACCAATTTCTCCAAGGACAAAGAAAAAGTAAGCAAAAAACGGTTTACCGACATACAGTCGGTAAGCCAAAGAATTAGAAATGTGACCGGAATAGGTCCAGAATACGATACACGCCAGCAGGGAACAGTATATCCCATGTCCGGTCTTGGCGATGTAACATATAGAGAACAAAAGCAATTTAATAAATTTAGAAAAGTATTAGAAGCAATAGATGATCCTGGTGCCAACGACATGGGTGTTGGTGGCACACTTGGTGGTGCTTCAAATAAAGAGCCTATGGTTACTCCATCGGATAACCAAACTCAAACAATAACAATTAAAAAGAAGAAAAACAACGGAGAAAAAAATGTTTACAAAAAATAATGTAAGCCAATCTTTGGTAGATGCTGTTAAAAACATTATTGGTGAAGCCAGTCCCATCAAAGAACCCACTTCTACAGGCATGAAAGTTTATGGCCGTAGTTATGGTAATTCTGCAAAGGCTAAACAAGATCAAACTAAATCTTCTGTTGATGACCTCAAAGGTCCTAAAACAAAAGACTTGATGCAGAAAGACAAAGAAGAACATGAGAAAACAAAAGGTAAGTATGATGAAGCTGCCAAGCCAGATTACTTAGACTTTGATAAAGACGGTGACAAAAAAGAGCCAATGAAGTCCGCATTAGCCACCAAAAAGAAAGTTGCTGAAGAATTAAAGGGTGACCAACATAAGATTGATGCCAATAAAAATAATAAAGTTGACGCTCATGATTTTGCTATTCTCCGTAGCAAAAAGAAAGTCAAAGAAGATATGTACTTTGCAAAGAAATTAATCGAAGGCATGAAGCGTTCTGATATTCCTGCTTATGTTCGCAAAGCTCGTGGTGATGCACCATTAACACCAGCTGAAGTAAAGTCTGGTTCAAAAGATTCTATTTCTGATCCAAAAAATCTAGCAAAAGCACGCAATGAAGAAGTTGAACAGATTGATGAGAAGAATGTGCCAACAAGTCCAGAAAAATGGGCTCGTGCCAAAGCGGCTGCCAAATCTAAGTTTGCTGTTTATCCTTCTGCATATGCCAATGGTTGGGCTTCTAAAAAATACAAAGCAATGGGTGGTGGTTGGAAATCTGTTAAAGAAGAATCTGAACAGGTGAATGAAATGGACACATATCCACATCCTGATAGTAAAGAAGGTAAATCTTTGACGAAGGCATTTAAATCTTCCGCTAAAAAAGATCCAACAGATTTAAATGCACCAGGAAAAAGTCCTACCGTCAAACAAACCACTAGCGCTTTACTTCCTATGTTGAATAAAAGTTTCAAAAAATCAATGAAGAAAGAAGAAGCTGAAGAATTGGATGAAGCTTCCGAACAAGCAAGAGATAATAAAATTAAGGCAAAAGTTTATGCAGCTAAATTGGGTTCTAAATTTAGGCGTGATAATAAAATCAGAAAATTAGGATTAGGTTCCAATGTAGATACAGCAATTGGTCGCAAACTGATGAGAGGCGATCCGCACGACAGCGTTAAGGCTTATGCTAGCGAAGAAGTTGAGTTGGACGAAAAGCAAATGACTGATGATGAAATGGCCAAACGTGAAAAAATTGTTAAGTCAATGAAAAAAGGTTTGGCTGGGTTCAAATCACGCTATGGTAAAGATGCTAAATCAGTAATGTATGCCACAGCAACAAAACAAGCAATGAAAGAAGGAACTGAAGATTCTTCTGCCATAACAACCGATACATTAATTGGTCGCATGCCTGGTGGTAAATCAAATGATTTTAAATCCTATAAAATAAGAGTTAGGCCTTTGGATAAAGAAGGCGAACATCAACCAAAAGATTCTACACCTATAGCAATACAACCAGATGACACACCAGCAAGAAAATCACATGAAACTGCTTCATCACTCAAGCTTAAAGAAGGAAAACGTCCAGAAACGGATGATGCACCTCCATTTGAACAACCATATACAAGAATTCCGAGTAATGTTAAAGACAAATCTGGTGCAGTTCATACACCAATGTCCAGAGCAAGAGATTTGGCCAAAGCAGCATTAAAAAAAGTTAGAACAGAAATGTTAGGTAAATTAGGCACATCTGAAAGTTAAAAATGATAGAAAATAAAACAATTAGTGAAGCCAGTGAAGAAAAGCTTCTAAGTGTATATTTAAATTCTAGAGGAATCAATCCTAGATTTGTAACAAAAGATACAAAAATTTCTCATGCAAAATCAGCTGAGTTTGCAAAATGGAAAACAGACCATCAGAATGACAGGCGATTTTATGAAGAAAAAATTAAAGAGAATGACACTTCTGAAAAAAAAGAAATGGTTCAGGCACAACTACATTTTATTAAATATGCCTGTGAAGAAATTTTAGATTACATTGATAAAGGTGGAGAAGTAGAGGAATGGTATCAAGTTAAAATTGCTAAATCATTTAGCGAATTCGAAAGTCTGCACTCTTTTATGGAAGGAGAGGCTCGCCGTTTAGGTTTAAAAGAAGAATCTGAACAACTTGATGAGTTGGCTCCAGAAACATTGGCATCTTATGTTCTGAAAACAACCAGTAAAGATCCAAAACGAGCTGAACCCCGTAAGAAAGCAATGAGTAAATTAGCCAAGATTATGGCTAAACGGTCATTTTCTGAAGAAAAGAAACCGACAGCACTAGAGAAGTTTCGTGCAGCTGCAGCTGAAAGAGAAAAGAAACACGATGAGATTCAGAAGAAACAATCTAAAGATGGTTCTGGTATGACTGCTGCAATTGACCGTTTAGAGAAACATCTAAACAAAGAAGAAGCTGAACAGATTGATGAAGTTTCCAGTTCAGAAGTTGAACACCATTTCAATAATTGGACAAACTCTGAACATGCTCCTTATAATAGTGATGCTGGAGATGATAATAAAGTCCACCAATCAGCTTTATCATATTTAAGAAGTACCAATGTACCAAAAGAAAAACATGAAAAATTGGCCATGCATATTGCTCATAAATTTCATGGAAGTGGTATTGATGAAGAAGTTGAACAGATTGATGAACTCAAAAAATCTACAGTATTTTCTTGGTTAAAACAACAACCGGTTGTACCTGAGAAAAAACCAGGTATGACCAGAAAAGACCACAACAAAAAAATTAAATCCCATAGCAAAAGTTGGAATAGAGCTTTAGACCGTTTAGCTGGCTACAAACCAACATCAGAAGAAACTGAAGATGTGTCGGAAGTTTTTTCCACAGGAGTTCAAGGTCATGTATCTCAAGCTGCTTTAGATTCAATCAAAAATAAAAGGAATGTTAAGGTAAATTTGGGCACTCCAAGTTATAATCCTAAACCAAAAACTCTGGCCAAGAACCCATCTAAAAAGGCTTCATTTATATCCAGACTACTTAATAAAGAAGATACTTATCAAGATTCATATGCTGCTACACAAACAACAGGTATGGAAATTGTTGATTTACCGGCTGATGAGAAATACAATAAAAGAAAAGAAATGTCTAAATCAGCTCGTATGATTAAGTCGTTATATAAAAAGAAAGGCATGAAAGAAGGTGTTGATGGTCAATCTGGTGGTGGTATCATGTATGATAAAGAAAAAACAGATAAACTTGAAACTCCCTATGGTAAAAAACCATCGATGGTAAGAGCTGATAAAAAGTTGACTATAAGTGATAAAGAACCACAAGCCGCAGCAGTTTTAACTGGAGGTAAAACTTTAACTGGTCAGGACAGAGATACCCTGGAAATTGATCCATTAATGAGAAAACCTGGTCCTCCTTTGGATCAAAACAAAAAAACATAAGAGATAAATAACTAACAACGGACATTTAAAGGAGAAAAAGATGTCATCGCACGGAAAAATTGATAACGCAAACAATGCACCATATTGGGCTGTTAATTCAACAATTGTTAACGCAACAAACGTAAAAGCTAATTATTCAGCCCCAACAGCAGCCAACGTAGCTTTGTTGTATGCAAACACAACAGCAAACGTTTACACCTCTCGTGAAACTATTGGATTGTTTGGTATTGATAATGCTGAAACAGCAAATAACCAACAAGCTGGTGTTGCACATGCTGGTTGGGTATTAAAAACTACTGGCCAAGGTGGTCGTGCTGGTCGTGTTCAATATGAAACATTGGTTACTTTAACCAACATGACTGGTGACGGTGATACAACAACAATCGCTAATACAGCTAACCCATAATATTATTTTTAAATAATCATTATTTGAATTTGAGAGAAATAAAAATAATAATATGTTTGACAATTTGACTGATGAAAACTTTTTAATATATGCCGTAAAACACTATAATTCTCCAATGTGTATGATGTCGGAGTTTGAAAGTGATATTAAAAGAATAAAATATTTAAAACGATTATTTCGTAGATATAAAATTACAAAATCTGTAAAAGAAAGGCTGATATTAAATCACATTATTTTATTGAATAATGTTTTTGAACCAGAAGCAACAGCGAGAATATTGTTTTATAAAATAGATCAAAGAGATTATGATGTATTAAAAACATTTTTGATGTATTTGAATATTTTACCGGATATGATTTATGGCATTAACGGAAAGAATATACGAACCGGAGATATTCCTTTAGATAACAATATCGCAGAGATACTACTAAAAATATGAAAACTTTTAAACAATACTTAGAAGAAAAATCTCCAGCATGGCAACGTTCTGCAGGTAAAGATCCAGAAGGCGGTCTAAATCGTAAAGGTATTGCTTCATATCGTAGAGAAAATCCAGGTTCTAAATTATCAATGGCTGTCACAACAAAGCCATCTAAACTAAAACCAGGTTCCAAAGCAGCTAATCGCAGAAAATCATTTTGTGCAAGAATGGGTGGAATGAAAAAACGATTAACATCAGCTAAAACAGCAAATGATCCGGATAGCCGTATCAACAAAGCTTTAAGAAAGTGGAACTGTTAATGAAAAGCTTTAAACAACACCTGGGTGAAGATTTACGTAAATGGTTTAAACAAAAATGGGTTCGAATGGACACCAAGGGTAATATTAAAGGTGATTGTGCAAGAGAACCAGGTGAAGGCAAACCAAAGTGTTTACCTCAAGCCAAAGCTCATGCAATTGGTAAAGAAGCTCGTGCTTCTGCAGCTCAAAGAAAACGTAGAGAAGATCCTAATCCAGAACGCCGTGGCGCACCAATCAATGTGAGAACTGAAGCTTGTTGGACAGGATATAAAGCTGTTGGATTAAAGAAAAAAGGTAATCGCATGGTACCAAATTGTGTACCTGAGGAATCTGTCAATGAAGATGGAATTGCTAATGTTGTGGGTGGTGGTGCAATCGCAGGCATCGGTGTGGGTAAAGATGGTGAACCTGGTGTCAATTTAAAAAAGAAAAAAACTCCAATCTTAATGTCGATTCGGAGAAAACAGCCTAAGGCTTAAAAATGTGGTTTTTGTCATTCATACCTGATTGGATTTTACATTGGGCAATACATGGTCTGGTCATTCTTGGACTTATATTAACATTTATAGGATCAATTGTTAGATTTATACCTGTAATTCAACCATACGCTTTGGTTGGCAGACAATTAGGTATAGTGTTATTGGTGATTGGTGTATTCTTTGAAGGAGGATATGCCACAGAAATGTCATATCGTGCCAGAATAGCCGAAATGCAAGCAAAGATTAAAGAAGCAGAAGTTAAATCTGCCAAAGCCAATGAGAAGTTGGCAGCTGAAGTTAGCAAGAATAAAGAGTTGATTAAAGAGAAGGTGAATAAGAATGCTAAAGATATTGAAGCAAAAAGGGAAGCTATTAACGCTGAGTGTAAGTTGTCTGATGATGCTTGGGTGCTCTACAACCGTGCCGTTGAGCCAAAAGTTTCCAGAAGCTCCTCAAGTGCTAATGGAGCCCGCTCCGGTTCTAAAGCCTCTAAATGAGAATAAAAAAACATTAGCCGATTTGTTACAAAATGCTAATGAGAATTATGGATTGTATTATGAACTACAAGATAGATATAATGCATGGCAATTATGGTATAAACAACAGAAACAAATATTTGAAAGTGTAAAATGAAAAAACTATTACTAGTATTACTTGCCGTGCCTATGATGGCAATGGCACAAAAAACTCCGCAAGGTGTAACCTATGATGCTCAGATTGTCCGTGTAAGTGATGGCGATACTGTGGTCATAGCGGCTCCCTTTTTACCGGCACCACTTAAGCCAGAACTTGCCGTGCGAATATTCGGCGTGGATACTCCCGAAAAAGGACATAGAGCTCAATGTCCTTCCGAAGATGCACGAGGTAAAGCCGCTAGTGAATTTACAAAAGCCGCCGTCAACAAATCTACCAAGCGTCAAGTTGTGTTGTATGGCTGGGATAAATTTGGTGGCCGTGTCTTGGGTGATATCATTTTAGATGGTCAATCACTACGCACAGGTTTAATTAAAAATGGTTTTGCTCGTGAGTATTTTGGCGATGCAAAGCAATCATGGTGTAACTAATGAAAAAACTTCTAATCCTTTTGTGCATGATACCTAATCTTGTATTTGCTCAAGAGGTAATAAATGAATCTCGCACGGTCTCTTGTGTGAACAAAGAAAACATATACAAGCTTTTAGGTGAGTTTGATGAAGTTCCGTTTATTCGTGCATTGAATTCTCCTGTGCTAGGTGTTCCAATTTTTAACCCACTTGTAATTTTTGTAAATCAAAAAACAGGATCGTTTACGGTTGCGGAAAAAGTAGAAGAACAAAAGTATTGTATATTGGCGGTAGGTGTTAGTTTTGAACCCATGCCAGCAGAAGCACTAAAAGAATATAATAAATTTCGTGAGAAAGAAAATAAAAAGAAATTATGAAAAGAATACTTATAGTTCTATTTGCGTTTAGTTTGTCTGGTTGTGCCTTGTTTGATGCCTATTTTATGGCCAAATATGATACGACCGAATACGCTTTAGTGAATGAAATTAAAACAAAGGCACAGATAGCGGAAGAAAACTGTGGCAACCATCTGTTAGTTGTTACACAGGTAAATGAATTGTATATTAAATCGTTAGAGTTCAAAAACTTTACGATGCACATACCAAGAAACAAAGATGCAAATAATATGTCAACCAAGTTATTGACATTAACAAAAGACACAAGAGATTATTTTAACAAAGCAGAAAAGATTTCACCAATTTTCTGTAAAACAAAGTTACAGCAAGTAATTAATTCAGCAGATACCATTCAACATGTTTTAGGGAGCAAACCAAGATGACACCAGAATTATTAAATAGCTACATCATTGAGTATAATAAGGCTCTAGAACAAGGCCAAATCAGTAAAGAAGAATATGTAGAATTGTTAAAAGGTATTAATATTATGGAAGGTATTGCTGACGATGCTGAAGGATTGGCATTGAAAGAGCAATTAAATGTAATCATCAACGCTGCTATTAGTGCGGCTTCTTTAATGGCATAGGAGAAAAATATGTTAGATACACTATTTTGGATCGCAGTAGGAGCATTTGTAGGCTGGCATTTTCCAGAACCTTTTTGGGCTAAAGCAATCAAAGCTAAAGTTTTAGGGATGTTTAAAAAATAATGGATTTAACACTAGAACAACTCAAGCAATTACTGCCAAAGAATCCATACATTGGCCAATGGCACGGTGCATTGGCACAATTGTTGCCTGACTATGGCATTGATACACCACAACGTATTGCAGCCTTTATAGCACAATGCGCTCACGAATCTGGTAATTTTGTATTTCTCAAAGAGAATCTAAATTACAAAGCTGCAACACTACGCAAACTATTTGCTAAGTATTTTCCAACAGATGAACTGGCGAATGAGTATGCAAACAAACCAAATAAACAAGAAGCAATTGCAAATCGTATCTATGCTAATCGCATGGGTAATGGCGATGAGGCATCTGGTGATGGTTTTCGTTATTGTGGTCGTGGTTTAATTCAATTGACAGGTAAAGAAAACTATTCTTGGTTTGCTGCCTCAATTGAAATACCTGTTGAACAAGCATCTGAATATCTACAAACATTTGAAGGTGCAGCTCAATCTGCTTGCTGGTTTTGGGAAACAAACAATCTAAACCAATGGGCGGACAAAGGCGACATACTCACATTAACAAAGCGTATCAATGGTGGTACCATTGGACTTGAAGATAGAATTAAACATTATGAACACGCACTTCATGTATTAGGAGTTCATTAATGAATGATAAAAAGTTAATGAAATGGATATTGTTCATATTATTATTACCATTGACATTGGCTTATTTTAGTGGCGACCGTTTTCGTTATCCTTGCCAAGACCCATCGAATTGGGATAAAGATATATGCAAACTACCATATTGTGACGTAACAAGAACTTGTCCAGAACACATATTCAAAGGTCAAAATGACCCACGATTGGGACCAGGAGGTAATAAACCTCTTGCACAAAATACACCGACCGTACCAGTAACAGGAGCGAATTGCAAATGAATTTAAATATTTTTAATAAAGAAGAAAAACAACCTGATAGTTTCATGTATACCGAAGAGCAGTTAATGGCTCGCTTGAAGTTTTTTATTGGTATCTGTTTATCACTTACATTGTTTGGTATTGTGTTTGTGGTGTTATACTCACTAATTTTTGTTACACAACCACTCAATGCTATTTCACCAATTGATCAAAAGTTCTTTGAATTGATTATACCTATCGCCACATTTTTAACAGGTACATTGTCTGGCATTATGTTGGCTGGTGGTGATAAAGATGCACAAAAGAGAGCATTGGAGTTGGCCAATAGAACAACAACAGTATCGCCTGCACCAACAACACCATCTACACCAAGTTTTGGTGCAACAACACCTACTTTTGCATCGGCACCTGCACCATCTCCATTTGCACCAGCAGTTGTAACAGGATTTGGTGGCAAAGCTGCACCAGTTCAACCACCTCAGCCGGAGTTATAAAATGAATTGGTTGAACAGCATGCTATCCGATGGACAAAATAGTTCAGTCAGTAGCAAAAGAGTTATAACATTTTTGGCATTTCTAGTATGTGGCTTTGCACTTGTTGCTGACATATATGGATATAAAGTAACTCCATCACTATTTGATTCGATGATATATTTGGTAATTGCAGGATTAGGCTTTACCGCCTCAGAAAAATTTGCTAAAAAGGAAGAACAAAAATGAAAAAGTTTTTAATTGCACTCAATCTCGTGGTCTGGTCTTTTGTTGGTTATCAAGTTGCTTATGCAGCAGAAACAAAGAAAGCCTGTGTAATGCAAAAAGACCAAAAAACTGGTAAAGAAAAAGAAGTTTGCAAAGAAATTAAAGTGCATAAAAAATTGGATGGCACAAAGGTACCAGAGAAAAAATAAATGGCAGAGTTTGACGATACCGACATTAAAGTGGATATTGGTGTTTTAAAGACACAAGTATTGACTTTATCTGCACTTTGTAATAAAATGGATCAGGTCATAGAAAAACTGGTGGATCAACATGACCGCCACATTGCAAAGGTATATACGGATATGGATAATCGCAGGCTCGAAACGGAAGCCGATATTAAAGAGATTCATCAACGAATCGATACCGTTTTAGAT